AGCTAACGCTAATGATGCTAACGCTAGTAATGATGCTAACGCTAATGATGCTAGTAATGATGCTAACGCTAATGATGCTAGTAATGATGCTAGTAATGATGCTAACGCTAATGATGATGCACGTATCGTTGATTTGTCCGAGTATCACGGAAAGGAAGCAGACGATATTACTCGTCTGTTGCTTGACCGTCCTGATTTCGAGAATCACGATAGCTTGATGATTACTAATATCATTGATAATAGTAGTCGTTATGCAGGTGCTCTTACGATTGTTGTTAATCGCAATCTTCCACAGTTTGTGAAAGATGCTGCTAGCGGTGATTATGTCGAGTCTACAACTCGTAATATCTTTACCACTCGTATTCAGCTTAATGCGATTCTCAAGGGTCAGGGCGAGCCAATGCTGGCTAATGCTGTTATGACTGCACCGTTGTCAGTGTTGTTAGTGTTGTTCAAGAAGGCACGTATTAGCGTGCTTGGACACGTACTTGCGCAAGGTGAAGTATTTGTTAATCCGTATGCTTCTAAAATGGCACGTGAAGAGCGTGTTAATGAACACGACCGTTACGAATATTTCCCGTATGAGTTGTCAATGCGTACGTTGTCTTTGCAAGACGAAATCTTCATTGGAGAAGTTCTTGCCAAGTATCAACCTGATGCAGAGGGTGCTGCTTAACCAGTTACGTAGGAGAGGGAAACCTCTCCTACTAAACTAAGAATACACCATTCGGCACGTGTTCAAGAATACTCTCGACTTATGCTTGAAGAATACTACCGACTTGTGCTCGCCATCCAGCACAGCCATCAGGCAAAGCCACTAAGGATTGGAAACGACACTAGTCACCTGATAAGCGAAATGCTACAACTGATAAGCGAAGCTAACCAACTGATAAGCTAAAACCCTTGCGAAACAACATTAAAACTCTAAGGGTCGCAGCAGCTCCACGTTAGGCAGGCTAAGACAGTAACTCTATATACGTGCGTGTGCGTGCGTGTGCGTGCGTACCTTGGAAGAGAGTATATATATATATATATATTATATATATATATATACGAATCTGGTTATTCACGTGCGTGCGTACCTTAGATAAAATACGTACGATAGTACAGTATTTTAGGTTACCTGAACAACGATGACTATTGTCGCAGACAATAGGAAGAAGCTCATACAATAACAACAATAGTATTAACAACAATAGTATGAATAGTATGAATAGTATGAATAGTATGAATAGTATGAATAGTATGAATAGTATGAATAGTATGAATAGTATTATTAACATCAATAGGAAGAAGACTATTACTAATAACAATAGCATCAATAGTAGTATGAATAGTAAGATATAGAGATGATAGCGAAACTACATTCCCTTAACTCAATACAACTATATTTCCTTAACTCAATACAACTCCTCATACTTACTCAACTAAACCTCTTAATGTTGACCCTAAAGCTAATTCAAAATCCATATAGAGTATAAATCAAATTTATTCGATTGTACTGTTATCGCTATGTTTCCGATACTATATTTCCGATACTCTATCGCTGTTGTTACTATCGCTGTTGTTACTATCGCTGTTGTTACTATATTATATACTATTGTACTATCACATGTTATTACTATTACTATTAGGTTTTAATCTAATCTTACTATTGCCAATCTCACTATATACTATTAGTATTATATCTTGGTTGTATTGTATGAGGTCTAGTTCCTATTCTTACAGAATAGTTCACTAGTATATTAATACTATATATAACACCTGATAACGAGAATACCAATAGATTGAATATAAGGCTATATAATAGACTGGATAGTATTATTACCAATAGATTGAATAATAGAATAAGTATAGTAATATGTATAAATATGTATAGATATGTATTACTATTAGTATCTAGATTACTATTTGGTTTGTTACTTAGCTGGTCTAGTCCCGCTCGCAAAGCTCGCTTTCTCCCCCATAAAGGAGCGTGATTGCTGTTACATCTTCATCTTTTATTTACCATTTAACTTATATCATTATGAATACCGATATTTATCTCTTTATGATAACTGTATTATTATTTGTTATTACTACTCTCTTATTAAATAACTATCTCATTGATAAGAAGTCTAATACTTTGTCTATGACAATATCTATTATAGCTGTTATGGCAATATCTATTATAGCTGTTATGGCAATAGTTATTATCTGTGTTACAATATCTAATCTTTCTAGTATATGACTACTTATCAGTTCCATATATTTCTATCTTTAATTGGAATAGTTATATGTTTGTTGTATTTGATGTTTAATTACCTTTCTTATAAGAAGGTTTTTATCGTCCGTTCTTTAGTTCAAACTATAATAACTTATATAATAGTTATTAGTTTTATTCGTTTACTATATCGTACTATATTATTATGATATAGATTCATTACTTTTAAAATTAAATTCTTAATAATTAATATATGTATTTATGAAAGCTATTGTAATTAATAAAAAGCATCTAACTCTTGTATCTCATACTAATGGAGTTGTTATTGTTGAAGAAAGTGGTTGTATTATTGATTTAGATTTTCAATCACTTGGTTCTATTTTTGAACTTGCTGATTTAGGTAATACTTATACTATTAAAGATTGTGATGAGATTGAATCTCTTAAATCTAATAATAATGAGTTGACTGAACGTATCGAGTTTCTCGAAAAACAACTTACTAATAGTGGCGATAGAGTTACTGAATTACGTAGTGAGATAATAGGTCTTACTAATGAACTTGATATTCATAGACAACGTATATCTCAATTAAATGATGAGTTAAATTGTCGTGATAAGATTATTGAAGAGAAGACTAAGAGACTTATTGAGTTAGAGAATGTTGAATATGAACTAAATAAGTTTCGTGAAACAAATACTAATCTTCAAGAAAGTCTTGAATCTAAAAATTCTGATTTAATTGAAGTAACTGCTTTATTTAAATATTATAGAAGAGCATTTCGTACTTTTAAAGATTATTTTAAGCCTTATGAAAAATACAATCTCGATAATAGCGGTTGTAATATACTTAATAGTATTGATAAGAGTTTTATAATTTCTTTTAGAGAAAAACATATTGCTCGTGAAGCTATTGATGAATTAAGGAATTGTATTTCTCCTATGGATATTTTTCGCAAATATTCAAATGATATTATTGAATATAATATTGATAGTATGACTGTTTATTTTGTTGAAGCAACTTCTCCTACTGTTATTCGTAAATTTGGAGATAATGGTTTTATTATTAATTGTAGAAATAATCGTGAAGCAGAAATTATTAATACATTAATTAATTGTAATATTCCTGTTAATGATGTTATTTCTACTTATAATAGTTACATAGTATCTACTAGTATTTATTAATAAAATTATCGGTATTGTTTGGTATTTCAATTATTTATCGCTATACTTGCACCTGCATTATAAATTTTACAATTATGTATGACGAAGGTGTAGAATTTCCTATTTGTGGTTTGGTAGCTGATATAGACTATCTCGACTGTGAAATGGCTAATAATTGGAATACTGGAAATACTCTAAGCGAGGATAATATAGACCTTGACTTAGATATAACTCATATTGAAGATTAATTAAATACTAATAGTTATGAATGAAAAGAAAGAAGTCGATGTTCTTAGTAAGAAACGTCCAACAGTTAACGAATTAAAGACAGAAGTTATTCGTCTACGTGAATCTAATAAAAAGTCTAATGCTAATCTTGATGGTTATAAGACTATGTATGAAGGGGTTTGTCATGAAAATAAAGAACTTCGTAATATGTCTTCTAAATTAAATTCTGTAAAGAATCAATTGGAAGCTAATAATAAAGCTCTTAGTAATTCTGTTGAATCACTCAAGATTAAATTAGATAGAGCTAATAAAGCCTATGAAGAGCTTAAAGCTAAAAGACAGTATAATACTGTTGGTTTTGTTATTGTTTCTCTTATTGCTTTAGGAGCTGTTGCAGTTATTATTTTATGTTTAGTATAATACCGATACGTACTCTATTTAATTAATATCTGACAAAAGGGTTAAATAAATGTCGGTTTCCACTCTATTAAGATTATTCAGGTCGTGAGACTAGAGTAATATTAGTAGAGTTTTTTATTGTCTAACTTATAAAACTTATTATAATGAAAGAAATTGTTGAAGCTATTATTGCTTGTGCTTTAGTTAGTGGTTCTGATGTTAATCTTATTGATTCTATTAAAGAAGATTATCATAAGGCTTTTATTAAAGGAGAATTTAATAAAGCTATTCTTGAAGATTTAGAAAATCTTACTGTTAAAGAATTAAATAATCTTCTTGAAGATGTTATTGATGGTAAGTATTCTATTGAAGATAAGATTAAAGCTGTTGAACAATGGGATAATGTTATGGTATCTTATATCAAGTATATTAGTGATATGAGAGACAGTGCTAAAGAATCTTATGATAAACTTCTTGCTAAATATGAAGCTAGTAAAACTCCGATTTATTCTGTATTCTATTGTTCAGAAGTTAATCTTATATTTTGTGATAATAATAATAAATTAAGAAGTTCTTTTAAAGGTAACATTAAAACACTTTATTCAGGTAATGATGAAGATAAAGCTCGTATAACTTGTGATGAATTTATTAGAAATAATCCAAAATTCTATTTTGTTGATTATAAACAAATATATAAAGAGTAATTTGCCAATTTTATCAATTTTGTTTGTCTGTTTTAGTTAAACTAAAATTAAATTTTGTCGTATTGTGATTTTATATATCTGTTGTTTGTGAAGATAGTAGATATAGGTTTTATGGAATTATAATAGCACTGTTCGTGAGAATCGTGCTATTTCTTATGATAGCTCTGATGATGACTAATCTAAGTTGAAACATTAACCAAATGGTTGAAGTAAGGGAAATCCTCTTCGTAAAATGTCAGCTATAAATACATAGTATTTGTGTTTAATATAAGTTTATTAATTACTGTCGTGAGATAGAACAGAACTTAATTTAATTTTTACCCCTAATTTAAATTATTGTCGTGAGATAGAATTAGGACTTTTATAAATATTAATTATTTAGCTTGGAGCAGAAGCGTCTGCTCCTTTTTCTATGATTATTAATTAAAACTATATACCGACATGAATGAAAGAGAATTTATTAAACTAGTTAGAGAACTGCATCTTTTGCAGTTAAAAGTATTAGATGAAGAACATCTATCTATTGAGATACGTCTTAGTAGAATTAAACCTGCTGCTTATGTTAGTTTCTTTTTAAACATTTATGATTCTCAAAGGAATATCAGAGAACTATATTTTAAAATTATGTATAGTGATTCCATGTATACTGGTGAAACAAAGAATAAAAATTCTATTGTTAATAAGAGAATTCTAAATGAAATAAAGGAGAAAGTAAAAGAATCATTACTCCTTTATGGGGGAAGAGAGCGGAGCGAAGCGGAGCGGTCAGATGCTCCTATTAAATAATAATAATTAAATACTAAACATAATGATTAAAAAGAAAGTAAAACTTGGAAGACAAGAGAAGAGCTATAAGTTAGTAGCTTTTACTCTTAATGTACTTGAAAGTACTAGTGTTAAACTCGTTAAAATGGAAGAAAGGAGACGTATTCCTAGTTATGTCCAAGCTAAACGAGTTTAAACAAGATAATGGTAAGCTCATTGTCACGACTGGCAAATGTCTAGTTTGTGGCGATGAGCTTCTTGTGTTTGGTACGGATACTATTTATATCTGTCCTAAGTGTAAGGAAATATTAAATGCTGGTAATTGTCTAGTTCTTGAAACAATGTTTGTTGAAGATGATAGAATAATTGCTGCAAGAAATTGTATTGTTCCTAAAGAACAAATGCATACTAATGTTCCTATTGTTTGTATGCCCTCTGATGAATTTAGTAAGTTATACGAAATATATAAAACTAAAGCTAATTAATATGGTTATAGATTTAAAACAATGTGTTAATCCTGATAGTACTTTTGATGTATATTTTGAAGGACTTAAAGCTGTTATATCTCATGACGCAGATGTTAATGCTTATCATTGCATTATTATAGATGTTCATAATGATAGATGTTGTGAAATTATTCCGTTACCTAGAATTATGAATACTGATAAGTATAAGATATTCCCCCGTAAAGGAGCGTGTTGTATGCAGTATCTTCCTAATCAAATAGTTAAACCTTAATATTATGGGATTAAGTTTCAAACTATCAGCGGTAAATGAGGAACAGAAAATTCCTCGTGAGAAAGTAATAATGCAGATTGTTACTGGAACTATTGTTCTACATGATAACATGTATAAGTTTAAACCTAAAGATAGTGATGAACTTATTATGTTATTTGAACGTTCGTACTCATGTAAAGGTTTTAAGACAATATATACTCGTGCACTAGATAGTCATGGTAGACCTACTAAGATTGTTAGATGTACTGATGCTTATTGTGTTATGCCTAGTTGTTATATTCCATTTAAGATAGGATTACCTGTTAAAGGCTATATACTTAAATGTCGTGATAATATTAATAGATTCTTACTAAAATACAATGAATTTTGAAAAGTTTGATGATGCTAAGAAAGACGATAAAGTCTTGAGCAGTTTTACTCGTGACCAAAAGATTGCTTATGAAAATCTTGTTGCCTTTATAGAAAGAGGTTATGTTGCAGGTGATTATAAGCGTGCACTTATTGGTGCTGCTGGTACGGGTAAAACTTATATGATACGTGAAGTAATTAGACGATGTGGTTTGTCTAAATCTGTTGTTGGTCTTGCAGCTCCTACTCATAAGGCAGCTCGTGTACTTCGTGCATCTACTGGATATTCTACGTCTACTGTGGCTAGTGATTTAGGTTTAAGACTTAATACTGATGTTACTGATTTTGATGTTAATAATCCTCCTTTTGACCCTTTGGCTGAAAAGAAGATTAAACAATATAAGTTATATATTGTTGATGAAGCGTCTATGATTGGTATTAATCTTAAAACTCTTATAGAAAGAGAATGTGAACAGTTTGAATGTATGCTTATTTATATGGGTGATAATTACCAATTACCACCTGTTAAAGAGTCTCGTTCACGTTGTTTTGATAATGTTAAGTTTTATACTCTTAGACAGATTGTTAGACAAGAAGAAGATAATCCTGTTAGTGAGTTATTAAAGATACTAAGAAAAGATATTGATAATAGGAGTTGGAAATTCCTAGAATATATCAATAAAAATAGATATGCTTTTGATTCAACTCAAACTAAAGGATATTATACTTGTGATGCATACGAGTTTCAATCTCTTGTAATAGACGGATTTTATAAAGAAGAGTTTACTAGAAATGTTGATACTTGTCGACTAATAACTTATACTAATAAGTCTGTATCTGAATGGAATAAATTCATTCGTAAAAATATCATTGAAGGTAGTGATAAAGCAATTCTAACTCGTAATGATTTAGTAATGTCTTATAATACTTTTGTTGATGAGTTTAAAGATACTATTATTGTAAATTCTGAAGATTATATAATACATGATATTAAGAATTTTACTAATAAAGATGAAATCTTTGGATTTAATGTTACGTTTATTCAAGTTAATGGTGGCAATAGAACTAAACCTTTATTTGTAGTAGACCATTCTAATTTTAATAATGTTATGCTTTATTATAAGTTAGGTGAAACTTATATTCAAAATGCAATTAATGCAGAGAAATATAATAGAAGTAAGCGTTGGAAGGAATACTATGAATTTAGAGAGAGAAACTTGTTACTAGCCAACTTATTAGATAGGTCTACTGGTAAAATAAAATTTAGTCGTGATTTAGATTACGGTTTTGCTCTTACTAGTCATAAAGCACAGGGTAGTACTTATGCCGATGTATATATAGATATAAATGATATTGTATTTGATATGCGTACTGGTAATCCTTGGGGAGATATAGATAATACTCTTCGTAGATTATATACAGCTTGTAGTAGATGCAAAAATCGTTTATATTTGTGTTACGGTAAATAAAAAGTATAAGTATATGAGTTCTATGTGTTATGATGTCGAAGTAACTAGAAATTACTTCTCGGTAGTATTTGTTGATTTACGTAGTTATCTTAAAACATTTTCTGATTGTGTTGATAATGAGGGAAAAGCTATTCCTATTATTGATAAACTTAGTGTTGCAGAGATAAAGAAACGTTTAGAAACAATACCTAAGAAACGTTTTGTTTTATATGAAGATGATGATAGTGATTTATTTAATCTATTATATTGGTTAATACAGAAGGCAGATTACTTCGGTTATAATAATCGTAAGTACGACCGCTTAATGTTAAGTGCATTATTAATGTATTATAATCAATTTGATAAACCTAGTAAACTTATTACATTTCTATATGAAACATCACAGAGAGTTATTCGTAATTCTAATAATGATACTCTTTGGACTGATAACTTCACTTCTCTTATACTACGTAATAACGTGGCATTTCGAGACTTGGATTTATTCCAAATATTTAGGCTAGACCATTATCATAAAAGTCTTAAACAGACTTCTATTAATATTAAATGGTATAATCTAAAAGAGTATACTATGCCACCTATTGGTGACTTAGATAGACATTATTATCACGAGAGACTTCCCGAAGCTAAGGGAATGACAGATAGAGAACTTAATATCCATTATCGTAATGTATTTGAACGATTCATACCTAGAGAATATCTTCAAGAAATGGCTGATTATAATGACAATGATGTTTATATTGTTGCCGAACTAATTAGAATGAATCAAGAAGAAGTTCTTCTAAGGTATCGTATTAGTGAAGAATATAATGTAGATGTATTCTCTGCAAGTAGAAGTACAATAGCTGATAAAGTTATTGTTAAACTATATAGTAAGTTTACTGGTCTGCATCCTAAAGCCTTCATTGATACTAAGACAATACGTAGGAAAATCGTAGTTTCCGAAATTTTGTCAGACAAAATCTCATTTTCCACGCCTGAATTGAACGATATTTTGTCGGACATACGTTCGCTAACCCTACGTGGGGAAAAGGGCGAATTTGACAGGGAATTTACCTTCATGGGCACGTCATACACTATCGCAACAGGCGGTTTACACTCAAACGAGATTCCGGCTGTATACACTGAAAATGATGATAATATTATTGTTGATAGAGATGTTGCAAGCTACTATCCTAATATGATACGTAGTCTTAAAGTATGTCAGAAACACCTTATTCCTAAAGCATGGTTTCGTATAGCGGATACTATTGTTGATGAACGACTAGAACATAAACATTTAGCCAAAGATAAATCTCTTGATGTTATGGGGAGAGATAAACATGCTACTGCTGCTGCTTGTCTAAAGATTGTAGCAAATGCTGGTATATTTGGTAAAATGGGAAGTGAGAAGTCTTTCTTATGTGACAAGAAGGCAATGTATCAAGTTACTATTAATGGTCAGTTATTTTTATTGATGTTAATAGAGAAACTTGAACTTGCAGGTATTCATGTTATAAGTGCTAATACAGACGGTATTGTAACTATTGTTCCTAGAAAACTAGAAAAAACTGCTGATGATATATGTCATTGGTGGGAGAAACATCTTGGATTAGAGCTAGAATTTACATATTATATTAAATATGTAACAGAAGGTGTTAATAGTTATCTTACTGTTAAACGTGATGGAAGTAGTAAGTTCAAAGGTAGAATGAATCCTAAGATGTTCTTAGAGGATTTATCTAAAGGATATAATTCTCCTATTGTAGCTAAATGTATTACTGAATACTTTATTAATGGTACTCCTGTTATGGAAACTCTTCGTAATGCTAAATCTATTCTTGATTTCTGTCGTACTCAAAATGTTAATCATAAGTATAGACTAGAGTTTACTCATGTAGTAGACGGAAAGATAAGAACAGATGTGGTGCAGAGGAATACAAGGTTTTACATCTCCTCTACGGGGGGAACCCTCATGAAGGTTGAGAGTATGGGCTGGAATGATAATGGTGAAGAACAAGTTAAAAAGAGTTCTTTATGTGCAGGTCAACGTGTTTCTATATGTAATACTGTTGATGATACTGATATATCTGAATTAAATGTTAATTACTTATATTATTATAATGAAGCTATGGCTATTATAGAACCAATAGAGCAAAGTCGTAATAATAAAGGTAAAGGTAAACGTTTAGTTAAGAAATACTATGGAATGAGAAATACTTTATTTGACTGATATGGATATAGAAAAGATATGTATAAATAATCTAGGAAAGGAAGTTGACTATGATAGTTTTAAAGGAATGGTAGTAGGTTATAATATACTATTAGAATGTTTAATCTTATCTTTTGTTGAAGATATTGGTTGGAATACTATTGAATATACAGATATTATTCTTCTACGTAGTCCTCTTAATCGTAGTTATGCTCTTGTTTATCCTAAGAATTATAAAGAACAACTTATATTATGAACGATGTAACTGATATTTATAATGAAGCAGCTAATAAATGGTCTGATAACAAAGGTGTGGGTAGTGTTATTCTATCAGAACCATTAAGCGTAATGAATTTCGTTACAATGGTGCTTGATAAAATGGTAGCTAAAACTCCTAATCTAACGTCTCTTATAATAACAGAAACAATGGAAGATAGAGCTAACATTACTTATTATCTTGACAATACTTCTGAACTAAAGGACATTCATAAACAATTAATTACCGATAAGAAATGTCTTATACTTACTCGTGAATATGTAGAACGTTCTCCATATAAGCCTAGTCCTAGTAGTCATAAAGATGTTCTTATTACTATTAATGTTAAGAAGTTCCGAAAGATTGCAGAGAAGTATAGTGGTAATTACTTTAAGTTTAAACTACTTGCTACTAATGCTATTGATAGTGTTGCTGATAATGCTGTACTTATGTATAAGTATGCGCCTAAAGTATATGAAATTAATTATGCTCACTTAATCAATCGTTCTATTCATTCCCCCATAAAGGAGTACCAAAAGGGTGTTGTCCTAACTGATGCTGATAGAATCTATTATGATAGATGTAGCCAATATATTAATGAAAGTGTTACTATATTTGGTAGTTTTGATAAGTTAGAAGAATGTCGTACTGGTAATCCTAGACTAAATATTGCAGCTGAAACTTGTAGATTACAAGTAGCGGAAAGTAATGGTTGGTCAGCTAAAATGGATATGACTGATGCTATGTGTCGTAAGATAGACGAACTATATAATCCTAGTTCTTTAATTGAGAGAGTTAATCAAACTTATAATATTATCAGAGAAAGAACTAAGATAATAACTGATAATATTGTTAAGCTAGATGCTATACTTGATATAGTTAAGGAAAATATAGGCAAGAGAATACTAATTATTTCAAAGAATGGAGTATTTGCCAGTAAAGTAACAGAATATCTAAATGCTAATATAAAGTATGAGGGAAAATCTATTATGACTAATGGTGAGATATTCCAAACTGGAATAAGTATATTACAGTATGATTATTGCGGAAACTATCATAACGATATGGAAGGAATACAGGCTTATGACAAAAACGGAAAACCTAAAGTATATAAATCAGGAGCTAAAGTCGGACAGCCTGTAATCATAAAAGCTCAAGCCCAAAGAACGCGAAATTTGGAACTGTTTAACGACGACTATATGAAAGTATTGTCGGCAAATAATTCTATTGATACGAGCTTTAAAGGAGTTGTAGACGTTGTAATTTTCACGTCACCTCTTTGTAGCTCCATACGAGACTTAAAATATCGAATACCTAATCTATCTTTTAGTTCTGTACCTAACATTATATATAAGATATATTGTCGAGGTACGAACGAAGAGAAGAAGTTAATAGAGACGAAAGGAGGAAAAGACTATGAAATAGTTAAAGATAGTGAAATTGATTTCATAATAGGAGAATAATTGATGCTAGTCTTTGGAGTTAACAAAGAAATTAGTATCTTTGTAGAGTAATCAATAAGCGACCTTTGAAATAATGGAAGAAGTAAAGACAGAGAATGAAAGAACTCTAGCTAAGACAGAACCAAAAGCAAAATCAAATAATAGTAGTATGATTATGGCTTCTGCTCTTAATACCCTAGACATTTACAATCCCGATGATAGGAGTAAGTTAGAGTTGTATCTGAAATCAGTAATGTCTAGTGATAAGTGCGGTATTAAGACTATTCAAGACGGTCTTGCAATATATAGCCGTTCTAAAGAGTTAGGTTTACCGTTTACTAGTTGTATTGAACATCTAGGAGTTATTAATGGTAAAACTACATTAGACGTTCACTTAATTAAAGCATTATTATTGAAGGCAGCTATAACATGGGAATGCACAAAAGATTATATAGCTCTGTATGAATATACAGACGGTAATAATGTTTATATAGATAGTAAGATACCTGACTATTGTAGGCGATTCAAAAGCAAGAGAGAAGCTGATGAATTTAATGCTAGTTCTGATAATGACGAAATTGGTATTTATCCAGTTAGAAATTATCAAGATTATAACGGTACAATCTACAAGGAATATCAGTTGAATAATAAATTCGGTGTTGCAGCTAATCAACAACAAGCTAAAGATATTGCAGCGAAAGGATTAGTTCCAATATTCCGAATACCTAATGTTCCTTGTGATTATATTACTGAATATAAACTTACTCGTATAGTAGATAATAGAGTTATTACTAGTATTGGTCATTTTAGTTATAGCGATGCTGTAACTGCTGGACTTGCTAGTAAAGATACTTATACTAAGTATATGAGAACACTTATCGGTCATAGAGCTTTTACGCTTGCAGCTCGTGATATAGCGGCTGATGTCATACTTGGTTGTATGGAAACAACAGAAGCTAAGATAGTGAACAATATGAGTATTGATGATGCTGATATTGTAGAGATTTGATAGTAATAGAAGTCTAACTATTGCTAATCAATAGATACGAAATAAGACAAAACTTTACGCTAACAATGAGCTATATGCTCACTTTTAATAATTAATTATTAATCATTTAAAATTTTACAATTATGGGACTTCAATTTGGATTTTCCGCAGTACAGAGTGGTAAGAGAGTAATGCAATCTAGTAACGAACCTACATTGACAGCTAACAGCACTAAAGCTAAGTTTAGTCTTACAGGTGCAGTTACTCGTATCATGGGTCTTGTTCCTGGCGATACAGTTCAGTTTATTAGTAATGTTGCTGATATTGATGCAGCTATTGCTGAACGTGATGCCGAAGTTGTTGCATGGTGTGAAGCTAACAATGTTGAATTTGGTACAGAAGCTGCTCGTGCTGCACTTATCCAAACCTTTGGCGAATATGGTATCTGTAAAGGTGTACCTTTGTTCGAGAAAGACGGTAAAGTTAAACTTGTTGGTGTTCGTATGACAGCTGAACAAAAGGCTGCTGCTTTTGAACTGAACAAAGAGAAGATTGCAGAGGAACTTGGCAAGTCAGTAGAAGAAATCACTATTGATGATTATGCTCCTGTTACTCGTGCTTACTCTGGTGCACGTACTTCTACTTCTTCCAATCTTAATGGTGTTGGTTTGCCGTTGACTTTCTCTGATTCCAGTATGTGGAATGAACTGAAAGAGAATCTCGGTGAAGATGCAGAGAAAATCAATCGTGTATTCGAGGTTAAACTTAACGAACCTTTCTCTGTTGCTGTTGAAACTGGTAGAGTTATCGGTGACGAAAAAGAAACTGTTGAAGTTAGTGCTTACAAGATTGTCTTCCAATCTGATGAAGAACCTTCTGTTCGTCAGTCAGCTAAATAAGACTTCTTCCAGTAATAGCTAGATTATAAAGAGCTAAATTCTTAATTGAATTTAGCTCTTTTTTATTGGCTATAATTTTGAAATTTATTATATTTGGAAACTTTGCAATAAACAATAGCAAGCCTGTACAACTTGTTATTGCTAGTATTAATCTTTATAAAAACAATTTTTATGAGTACTCAAAAAGAAGGAACTGTCAAAGTAGATGAATCAGTAGTAAATCAACCAGCTAATAGTGCTGCAACTACTGCTCCTAAAAAGCGTCGTAGAGGTATTAGTAATGAGACAAGAACTACTTCTCGTAAGAAGTTCTCTCACAAAGATGCTATTAATAATCTTTGGTTATTTGTTGGTCATCTTCATGCTCGTGTTGCTTGGGTAACTATGAAAGAAGAAAGCAATATGCGTCCGACATTTGCAGGAAAAGATGTTCCACAGCTTATTATTGAAGCTACTTCTCTTCATACTAATCCTGCTGATGTTCGTGTTGCTAGTAAGACATTCTGGGCTTATGAAAGTAATGTTGACTATATTCCTGGCGGTGCTAAAGAGAAGTTTATTAATATGGACTTTGCTTGGATAAAACACTTCCTTGATGTAGTTGTATTCAAAGGTCGTGAAATGACTGACGAAGAATCTGAAATGCTTGAACTTGGTTATGTTGACTATGATGATAATGGTCAGTATGAACCAGTTGAAGTAGAAGATGTTATCAAGGCATGGGGAGTTCTGTTTGACAATGTAGTTAAACTTGTTGAAACAGGTGGTGAAAATGGTAAGTCTGCATTACTTGATAAAGTAGGCAACCAAAGACAGTTTTGGTTCAGACTTAATCGTTACTACAAGAACAAAGGTGATTGGGCTTTCTCTGGTCAAGGTTCAGAAGAAGGCGACTTAGTATTCCCGAACATTGTCGGACAAGGTATCTTTGAAGAGAAGTTCATGTTGGATGCTACTCATTTTAAAGAACCTAGTCTTATGTTTGATATTACTAAAGAACGTATTGCTCCTATGGACGGTGTTCAATCAAAACAAAAGAAAGCTCCTAATCTTGCAGCTGCCCCAGGTATTAGCGGTATTGCAATGGGTGCAGGAATTGTTAATCCATCTATGCCTATGGGCGGTTTTGCAGGTGGTGTAGCAGGTGGATTTGTTTCTACTGAAAGTTCTGCTTTTGCTCCTGATTCAGAAGACAATGGTGGACTTCCATTCTAAGTAATCCAAATATATTTCGTTAATAATGTTATAAGCCTAGTGTAAAGCTAGGCTTATTTTATCTAGTTATACTATGCGTAGAGGAATAAGACAAGACTTAACAAAAGAGTTTATATTATCTAAGGTTAGTCAGGAAATGATTATGGCTAAGTATATGGGTATACCTGTATCAATAGTTAATGATTGTGTTGAAAACAATGTTCTTATATGTTCTCCTTTACGTGTTGATAATCATCCAACATTTGGTTTTGCTTTTAATAAGAATCATAAGCTAAAAGCATGTGATTTTAATGGTTCTTTCTTTGGTGACTGTTTTGATTTAGTAGCGTATGTTCTAAGTTTTAAAACTGGTCGTCATATAAATGTTGCTAATAAGGCAGATTTCTATTATGTACTAAAGCACATAGCTTATACTTTCCGTAAGATAATATATGACGGAGAAGTTGACGATGAGAATGAAATTCTACTTAAACAAGTAATATCTAAAATCAAAGCAAGTAAACCTATTATTGAAGTAGCTACTAGAAGTTGGAATAATAACGATAAGAATATTTGGAAAAAATGGGGAATTGGTCTTCATTGGCTTAATACTCATTTTGTCTATCCTGTTGACCAAATGTATATTAATAGGTATTGTCAACCTATTCCTAAATATAAGTATAAAGAATCTGACCCTTGTTATGCTTATGTTACTGGACTAGATAGTAATGGTATCTATAATATTGAATGTTACTTTCCTCTTCGAGATAGAAGTAAGGGAGAAGTAAAGTTCATAACCAATCATAATGGTCTTGTTGGAATACTTAATCTTGATAAGCCTAAGTATGATATAATTATTATAACTAAATCATATAAAGACAATCTAGCATTAAGTAATTGGTTACATTCCTATCCTTTAAGGGGGAATTTGTCAGAGTCTAAAATAGGAGTAATTAATGTTACTTCGGAGAGCTACGTTCTTAAAGATTACGAATATAATTGGCTTCAATCTAAACTAAATGACGGTGGAATACTTGTTTCATTCTACGACTGTGACCTGACCGGTGTACATGGTGCTCGTAGGTTACGTAAAGAATATGGTATTATACCTATTGTTATTCCTAGAAGTTATGGAGCTAAAGATTTCTCGGAGCTAATTACTATGTATTCTAAAGAAACTATTAATTTATTCATAGAACAAACAGAATCATTATTTGAATATGATTAGAGAAGAAGAATATAAGCCGCTGCCTAAAGCGCAAGAAGAATTGCGAGTGATTAACTTTAACTCATTCGCACCATTGAGAAGAATAGCTATAAATAGTTTCGGTAATAGTGGAGCTGTTCATAGCTATTATTTTATGTACCCTTTAACAGATGAAGAAGAGAGTTACTTAAACCATATTAAGCAACAAATGATTGATAATCCTAATACATTGTTTCGTATTTCATTGTCTGACGGTACACCAATAGATTTCTCTAAGATAAAAATCTATGGTAACTTTGACTTTGATAATGCAAAACATATTGCGATTATTAAAGAGTACTTGGCTAAAGATTTGTACAGTTCTCATAAGATACCTAGAGAATTCAATTATGAAGCTAATACTTCGGTATCTAAAGGAAACTTTATACAGTGGACTGAAAGTACTGATTATCTAAAGTGTTTCAAGTTCTATCATGCGAGAATAGGTAAACCAAATAAATACATAATTGTAAGACTTACAGCAAATGAAGTTAAATACAAATCCGTTTAGTTACGAGTTAGACGAATCGGATATTAGGATGATTCAACATAATCTTAAAGTTAATGGTACTTATGATACTATCGCTAGTTATCTTCATGAATTAGATTTACCTAATTATCCTTATATTCAGACTATTCATTTCAGATATAAATGGATAATGGCAGCTCTCTTATATTTAGGATATGATAAAGAATCTCTTGAAAAGGTTCATGAAGCTAATCTTAAATATGAAGAAACTCATCCTCCTATTGTTTACGAAAAGAAAAGAGGTGGAACTAATAAGACTGGTGCTAAACGAATTGGCAAACCTTCCCCCATAAAGGAGCGGAAAGTTGATTCATCTCCTGTCAATTCTAAAGTTAGAATTATTGTTATTGAAACTAATAAGTCTATAATTATTGATAGAGAAGTTGCTATTGGTCTTATGCGTGAACAACCTAACAAATATAAAATTGAAGAACTATGAGCGAATCGAAAAGTATTATTCTTTATAAACGTAATGCACAAGGTAAACCAATCTTTTGGTCAGCTGAAATACTAGGACACAAGATTATACTAAAGTATGGTATTGTTGGTAAAGAAGGGACTACATCTGAATATGTTCCACCTAGAGGTGTTGAGAAAGAATGGAAAACTATTGTTGCAGCTAAGCGTAGAGAAGGAGGTATGGAACTGTCTGAATTATATGATGCAGCTCCTCAAGAAATACCTAATATTGAGGCTTTGAAACATTATCTTGATATGTATCTTCCTAAATACAATACTAATAATGAAGGATTTGTTCTTCCTATGCTAGCTAAGATATATGAATATAATAACGAACAAAACCTGTTAGCTCAAATTAAGATTAACGGTGTTCGTTGTAATATATCAGCTGTTATGCGTGGTGAAGGATTCTTTAAAACTAAAGGTCTTGTATTTCATAGTCGTAAAGGACTTGAATATAAATGTCCTGTATTGGAGAATATATTGCTTGATGATGTTATTACAGACAAACTATTCAATCGTATGTTAGAAGATAATCTAGTATTAGACGGAGAATTATATATTCCAGGTCTTGAACTAAATGACATTCTAAGTGCTGCCGAGAATCTTAAAAGTCCATATAATCGTTTTCTTCAATTTTGGTGTTACGACTTAGCTATTGATGATATGATTCAAACTAGTCGTATATCATTATTGAAGTCAGAGTTTGGCAAGTTTAAGATGCCTAATTACGTTAATGCTAAAGCTATTCTTAATTATCACATGAATAATAAGAATCGTTTCGTTCTTATTCATACTTATGATAATGTAAATGGAGATGAAGATATTATTAAATATCGAGACATCTTTGTTGAAGCTAAGTTCGAGGGAGCTATTCTCCGAAATCCTTATGCTACATATCAGTTTGGTAAACGTAATTCTACTATGTACAAAAGTAAACCAATATTAGATGGTAAATTTGAAATCCTAGATATTATTCCCGAAGGAGCTAAACGACCTAACTTTAGTAAGTTTGTTCTTCGTAATGATATTAATGGTGAAACATTTGAATGTATGCCAGTTGGTGATGCTTCTACTCGTCAAAGTTATCTTATTAATAAAGACAAGTTTATTGGAAAGATAGCGTTTGCTGAATTTAGATGTAGGTCAGGTGTCAAGGAAGTTCCCTCACATGGAAATGTTATAAAAATACTTGATAATGAGTCTACAAGATTACCAAATAATAACGAAGAAGAAAGTTAATTATAATCAATCTTATATAGACTATAAGAAAAAGAAACTGATAATAAAAGATATACATTTGAATAACAAACTAAGGATGCTTATAATGTCTAAGTTCGACCCAATAGAAGGACAAGACGGTATGTATCTAGGTTTTGTTACAGATAATGTTCTAGGTCAATGCCGAAATGTATCTGTTTCTGATTATGGTTATTATTCTGTTTCTGCATCTGATATTATACAAGTTCTCGATGTTAAGTCAGATACTAATGTTAAGTTAGTAAAAGAAGAAGAGGATGATAACCTTGTAGTATATAAGTTGTTAAAGTAAGTCGTGGTTTGATTCTTGCCCTATCATTAGTCGAAAGATTAGTGGTAGGGCTTTTTGTTGTTCCCCTGTAAAGCTAAGTGTTACTACTATATATTCTGATTGTGAGATAAATCGTTAGCTTATACTCAAAGAGGACTGTCGGAACGTATAAGAAACAACGCTCCTTTATGGGGGAAATCAACGAGAATAGCTGATATTTCGTCTCTGTGCGATTTACTATGCCAACCTTAACAACTATACTATTTTTGTCTTACGTTTAATGACGAGCCTTAGAATCGTTTTCTGTATATGCTGAAAAACAGTAAGATTTTCTTTGGTCTGATATTAAGATTGATTATATTTGTGAATGAAGTAATGGAGAAGAAGCAAATAAAAGCTAAATACATAGTTGTTAGACAACCTGACAATAATATTGCATATCGCAATTCTATTAGGTTCTTATATATTGTAATAACTCGTGAAGAACTATCTAAGAAAATCGACAATTATCTTAACGGTAAGATTGAAAGGACTGCTGGTGTTTATGCTCCTCTTGATTTGTTTAATCATATTATTAAGCATAGGAAAGTTTATTCCTACGAAGAAGCTAAACTTCGTGCACGTTATTTAAATAAAAAGTATGAAAGAAGTCAAAAACACAGTTAGATTCGTCACTATTCCTAATTTTCCTAATTATTGTATAGGAGAAGACGGAAAAGTTTGGTCTGACAATCGTAAACGTTATCTTAAATGGTATCGTGGTAAAGGTTGCGAACGACCTCATGTTACATTGTTTCACAATGGTAATAGTGCTAAGCTATTTATAGCTACTCTCGTTGCTCAAGCATTTGTTACTAATCCTAAACCTAATATATATAAATATGTTAGGTATAAAGATGGTAATAGTGCTAATAATCATTATACTAATATTGAATGGTGTAGAAACCAAACTGGAAGTAAGTATGGAAAATGAGATAAAAAGTGTTTCAGATATTATAGCTGAAATAAGTAAGAAAGATAAGAAGAGACAAGTATTCATTCTTACTAATCTTATTAATCAGTTAAAAAGTACTCGTATAGAGGCTAACAGTAATTACGAAGATTGTAAGCTTTCTTATACTCGTAGAACAGATAATTATATTGGTAACTTTAAGCTGATGCTATTTAAGAAACAATTAGATTGTCTGGATATGATTATTGAAAACTTAGATTCTTATCTTGACGAATTATTAAGCAGATAGTATGGATAGAGCTAAAATCTTTCAAAGTGTCATTAAAGGAACTAATGTATTTACTCCTATTATTGATAGTTATCATACTGTTGGTAATCATATTATCGAACTTAGTTGTTCTGAAAAAGATAATCAACACGGGTTATACAATAGAGAAGTTAATGGTATTACCTTTAAAGGTACGTATGGTGTGACCGTTATTACTAATAACGGTAGTGGGTGGGAACGTAGTATCGAGTTAGATAAATTATGTTATTCTCGTAAAGAAGCTATGGAATATATTAAATCATTAGATAATGCAAAACGGTGAGATAATTCCTGCTCTTATTGCTAGAATAAGGCAGAATAATACAGATAATGTAGTTATTCGTAGTAAACTATATAATCTATTGAATGATGTTACTAGGAAATTTAATGAAGCTATGATAGCTTGTCCTCATATTATAGACTTTCAAAATATGTCTAATGAACAAGTACTTGAACATTATTATCTAAGTGTTGGTGCTGAAAGTCTTTGGGATTCTCGCGAGCTTATTATGAAAGCTATATCTGAACAGAATAAATTAATCAAGGAAGAATATGATAACAATAATAAATGATAAAGAATTTGGTAAAATCAAAATAGTTACTCAACAATATCAACTGGGTCTTTATGTAGCTATTTATAAAAACAAAAGATTAATTAATCAATTTGGAAGTAATCTTAAAGAAGTTGCATATCATAGGAAAGTTCGTATTAGAGCTATTAAAAGAGGAGGTACTATTGTTGATGGAACTATTCTTGAAACTAAAAGTAAATATCCAATAAATACATTTGAAAATGAAAGTTCTAAAGAAGTTAGTAAATAGACTATTAAAACTAATTAAAAAAGATAGTCCTCTTACATGTTCTGATTGCGAAAGGTGGGGAACTATGGATTGTCCTAATAGTTATATGTGTTATTCTACTAAAGATAAACCTTATTTTAAATCAAAACATAATGGGAAGTAGTTTATTTAGTATTAAAGCCGAGTTGCAGGATATTATCTTGCAACTCGAAGAAGGTGAAGCAACAGATGAACTTGTTGCAAAACTAGGTATTACCGAAGATAATCTTAAAGATAAGATTGCTGATTATCTTCAAGTAATTAAACGTTATCAATGTGACGTTAAAGAATGTAGTGACGAAGTTGCTCGTGTTAACCAAATTAAGAAAACAAGAGATAATACTCTTAGACGTCTTAAAGATGCTGTTCTTGAAGCCGTTCTTATGTTTGGCTCTACTGGTAAGTCAGGTAATAAAGTTATTGAGGGTAGTACTTATAAAATCTATTCTCGTAATACAACTGCTACTGTATTAGACGATATTCGTATCTCTGATATTATCCGACAATTTATGGATATTGTTACTGAATATCTAGCAAGTACTGAAATTAAAGAAAGTCTTAGTATTGAATATCTTGCTCGTATTATTAGTGCTCACATGAAAGCCGAAACTTCCCCCATAGAGGAGTCGGAAGATGCGCAATCTCCTTTCGTCGACGTAACTACTGATGATATATTTGCTATTGATACTGAAATAACTATTAATATACGTTTATCAGAACTAGCAAATGCTACTAATTTCAATCTTGCTCAATGGATTGGACAGAATCCTCATAAGGTAGAATTTAAATCTTCTACTAGTAAATCAGCTGTTGCAGCTAATTTAGATTTAAATGCTGACCTTACTATTGCTAAACAAGTATCTAATACATCATTAATAATTAAATAATATGTTTGAAGTAGAAGATTGGGTAGAAGAACTGATTGAGAAAATTATGAATACTTATGGTTGTACTCGTAGACAAGCCATTGATTCAATAGAAGAAAACCTTTATTAAAAAGTTAGATATGCAGTTTAATTTTAGAGATTCAGATTATAGAATTAAGTACAAAGCTCGTGGAATTGCTTGGAGAGGAAAAATTGGAGTAGATGTTAGTGATTGTAAAACAACAGAAGAAGCTATTGTAAAAGCTAAACTTGATTATACAGTTGCTAAATGTCAATTGTCTGCAAAAATGCCAGCACACGATAATGGTGCTAGTCGTGATGGTTCTATTTTTCCTAATGTAGTTAACGGCTTTGAATTTGTTGATGTTCCTGGTGAGTTTGCAACTTATCGTACTGATACTAATATTCCTCTTGGGAAAGTAAAATCTCGATACGAAGTAGTACAAAATCAAATGGCTTTTGGCTTCTTTGATGATGCTCTTGGTGGTAGAGTAAAACTCGACCGTGCAGGATATTTTGGTTATGGACAAAAGATATTTATGTCAGCAACATTTGATAAAGATATTAATATTGGTGGTAAAAACGATACTATTCAACATTACTTTGTCTTTACTAATAGTCATGATGGTGGTAGTGCTGTACAAATGATGATTACTCCTATAAGAGTTGTTTGTATGAACGCACTTCATGCAGCTAGAATATCAGCTGAAAGTTATATATCTTTTAGACATAACAAAGGTGTAAATACTAAGATACTTACTGTTTCTGAAATACTTGGTCTTACCGAACGTAAGATAGAAGAGGAAGAAGATATGTATCGAGTATTATATAAAACTAAAGTATCAGACGAAGAAGTGAAAAAGTATTTGTCTGCAACTTTCCTTACGGGGGAAGAGTTCGAGAGAGTAGATGAATTGTCTTTATATAACGGTCTGTTCCGTAGAGATAATTCTGCCTATGAAGCTGCTGGAATATCTATGCAGAAACTAAATACTCTCTGCGATTCTTTTGAATATTATCAGGAAGGTGTTGGTCAAAGACTAATAGCTAGTACAGCTTATGGTGCTTATAATGCTGTTACTGGTTATTTCTCTAACGTTAAAGAGTATAAGACAGAAGAACTTCGCTTGAAGAATACAGTATTTGAAGGTGATTACAATACTAGTCTTAAAGCTCTTAATTATGCTCTAGCTAATGTATGGGAATAAGAACTTTTATTGAAAAACTAATTGGGTTATTTACTGTTCCACGTTGTCCTAATTGTGGTGCTAGACTAGAAGAAGTTCCACGGGAAGAGGAAAATGACCCAATTACTTTTAAATGTATTAACTGTGGTAAAGAATGGAGTTAGAAACCATATTAAAAACAATTTTATTAGATGTCCCTGTTATTGAATGTTTTATTCAGTTTGTAATAACTGCAATAGCACTAAAGATTACTAAGGAAAGACTAGATGATGAAGTAATAAGTACAGTTACTCTTAATTGTGTTTTATTCTTTATTCCAATATTAGGTCATGTTCTATTTGTAATATTTATAATCAGGTTTGTTCATTTATTAAAGTATCTATATGGAAAAGAAAAATAAAGTAAGAACTTGTGGTAATTGTGCTTATTTAGAAATAAGAGATAAAAAACGGTATTATTATTATTACCGAGCTTATGTATGTGTGAACGAAGATGCGGATAATTTTATTACTTGGAGAAGACCTAGTAATCCTACTGATTGTCCTTATCATAAATTTAAAAACAATAATTATAATGAGTAAATTAAGTAAAGCAATAGCTAATGCTATTATTGAGTTTAATGCTGGTTTATTAACTCAAGATGAACTTTATCAAAAACTAGAACAAGACATTGATGATGTCTCTGTTAAAGTATGGCGTGAAGATAAATCTGTTCCATTACCTACTTATGGTAGAGAAGGAGATGCTTGTTGTGATGTCTATGCTAAGAGCATAGAATATGATTCAGACAGAGATAGATTTATTATTCATACAGGATTACATTTTGCTCTTCCTGATGAATATGAAATGGAACTTCGTCCTCGTAGTAGCAATACTAAAACAGATTTTTATATGCCTAATAGTCCTGGTACTCTTGATTGGGGTTATAGAGGAGAACTTCGTGTTATTTTCAAGAATCGTACTTCTCGTCAATTAATTAGAATTATTAGTACTTTTGGTAATGCTTTTAACAATATTGTTACACGTTTTAAACACGAAAATGCTTATAATTCTATTATGTGTGCAAGACAAGAGTTTAATAAGTTAATTGAGAAAGAAGGATGTCCTTATGTGAAAGGCGACCGTGTTTGTCAACTTCTTGTTCGTCGTCGTGAAAAGATTACTTGGGATGAAGTAGAAACTCTTGAAGAGTTAGGAACTACTGAACGTGGCACATGTGGATTTGGTAGTACTGGAAAGTAATGGAAGAGATTGAATTAAAGTCATTTGTTCAAGCCTTAATACTTAGAAATAAAGGGTATAAATTCAAACATATCAAAACTGGTAATATTTATACTCTTATTACTAAGATTAAAAGTAAGAATCCTCTTAACGGAGATTGGTATGATGCCTTTCTCTATGTTAATGATAAGCGACAAAAGTTCTGTCGTAGTTGTGAAAGTTTTATTCTTAATTTTAAAGCTATAAAAGATTAAATTATGAAAGCAATTGGAATTAAAATGGTTGAACTTCAACCAATGAGAGCTAGTATGGCTCTATCAACTGGTTATAAAATAGGTAATGCTCATCCTGATGATATGGGTTATGAAGTTACTTATCCAGATGGATATAAAAGTTGGACACCGAAAGATGTAGCTGATGCTGCGTATTATCCTCTTCAGAGAATAATGACGGTACTAAGATTCTAAAAGAAGATGTTGAGAACTTTATTACAGATGTGCATGTTACAACAATAGGAGAAAAGACTACTGTTGTTAATGCTCATACTCGCAGTGGTTTCGATACTGTTCGTCATTCTTCTTGTGTTGACCCAAAGAATTATAGTGAGGAACTTGGCAAACAATATGCTATGGAAGAAGTTGTTAATGACCTTTGGGCACATCTTGGTTTTGTTCTTCAATGGGCTAAATACGGTATTAATGTTAAACCTAAAGAAAGTAAATATCCTCCTCATATTCAAAGAGTAATTACAGAATATGAAGAGCTTAACGATAAGATTGGTAAACTTAATAAATTTATTAATAGCAATCCTTTCTTTAAGAAACTTGATGCAGAAGAGAGAAATGATATGGCTTGTCAGCTTACGTCTATGAGAAACTATTCTGATATTCTTCTTTCTCGTCTTACAAGAGCTGGCGTTAATTTTGAAGAATGTATTTAATTATAAGAAATTATGTTTAAACAATATCGTAGAAAACAAATTGCAGAACTTCGTTCTGTTACACAGAAAGATATAGATTTATATAAAGCTAGAACTGATAATAAAAACATATCTAATGCTTCAAATATATATTATGAAGATGAAAATCATAATTGCATATCTATATCTAGTGAAGATATTAAAGCCGGTTCTCCAAAACTAGGAGATATGATTGCTCGTAATCCTAAAAATCATAAAGACCAATGGCTTGTTGCTAAAGAGTATTTTAATGATAATTTTGAAGAACTTATTTAATTATGCTAAAAATAAATAATGTATTATCCATAGAAACTTATGGAAATAATTCTAAAGTAGTAAATCCTAAAATACCATATAAGGTATATCAGTGTAATAGTCTAGCTCGTATGCAAGACAAGAACGGTAGTAATACTCTTCATGTTGTTCTTGAAGATATAACTCCAAGTGCTGACAATGATACTTTTAACCGAGAAAAAATTGTAGTTGAACTTAATCAGTTCGTGAATACTTGGAATCCTTATGTTGAACCAAAAGAAGAAATAAAAGATGAAGTCGGAGAAGTACATGATTAAACAGATTCGCAAAGCTATGCGATATGTTAGTTGTTTACCACAACTTAAAGCTCGTAATAAAGTTTATCTCAAACTTAAACAAATAGAGAGCAACTATAAAACAAGCGTGAAAACAAATACAATATCGTAAATAACCAGCTTTAGTTATACATTATTAAGAGTACTAGTAGAAATACTGGTACTCTTATTTTATAATATTATGACAAAAAGAATAAGTGTTAAAGTAAAAGCCTATCAATCTAATGGATTTAGTAGAGCTTGTAAGAATTGTATTTATAGACCTTGTACTCCAATACAATCAAATCTATGTACTAAAGCCTATGTAGAAGGTTATATGAAAGGATACAAAAGAGCTAAGAAAGATATGAAAGAAAGTAAATGAACTTAGAACTATTAATAGTAGCAATACTGTTGATAGTTCTTTTTTTTAAACTGTACTTGGATAAAACCAACGTACTAGGGATAATTGTATTGCTGGACTTGCCTACGCTCGCAAAGCTCGCTAAATCCCCCATAAAGGAGCGGAATTACTGGTAAACCAGCTCCTTTATGGGGGAAGAAAGCTAGCCGTTAGGCTAGCGGGATATAGTAAAGCTAATATTGATAATAGTATTCCAAACAATAATACTAACGGCACTGGGGATAGTGTTCAGGAAGATGTTCTTCGTCAGATAGAACATTTGGGAACTTTTTGGATATAGTGAGGTCATAGACGGAGTAAATAGTATTCGGCTCTTTTTCGGGTAGTGAAGCTAAATCAATCGCTATTGACAATCATTCTACTAATCCTTGTAGCTTTGTTTCTATTTATCGTCCGAGGTTTTGCACTAGGGCGGAGACACTGCCTAAATGAAATAGTACTTATAAGTACTAAGACTAATCGAGTTCCCTAGCTCTCCACACTACACGCAACTAATCTAGTTAGTCAGATAGCAAATGCTAAATCCCGTACAACAGTCCGAGACGGTAGGTACTTGTTCACTGCAAAGGTAGTAATTATTTTGATATAAACAATAAGTCGGACTACTTTCACAAGCAATCCGACTTTCCTATGAGTTGTAATATTAAGTAGTTAGTTATTCTTCATCTTCATCAGTAATCATATTAGCAACAACTTGACCTAAACCACTAAACGGACTACTACGTACTTTATAGTAACTATTATTAGCACCAAGTCTTTGATGTTTTATAATTTGATTAACTAATGGTATCTGTTTCATTATATTAACTTTAAGTTTATTCTCACCTGAATAAGTACCTGAATTATAATATAAATCATCAGGATTACCAGTAATAATATAACTACAACAGGCTTCCAGTAATTTAAGATTATCAGATGCAATACTTAATGCAGCTACTGGTTGACTATATAGTTTCTTACCTTCATTAGCTATTCCCCATGGAGTATATTGAATAGTTTCAGACATTAGACGGTCAGCACTATATAGGATATAGTCGGCTACTTGTGTAGAATTATCATCGTCATCTAGCATTAATTTTCCTACTACAAATAGTGCTACTGCTTTAGTAATAGCTATCCATTCACCTAAGCATCTATGAATATTAGCTTTATCATATTCAGGAAGAATATTATAATAAGTAGTAAGATTAGCTACAAAATCTGCATAACCTTTAGCAATTCCTTGAAGAGTACGAACAGCTTGAAGTTCGTTACTATCATTAAGTTCGTAGTATTTCTTAAATGGCATTGCTATAAACTCACCTAAACTAACATAAGTTCCTTTACTAATAGATTCTCTAGTTTCGTTATATATACCGTCAAAATGACCTAAACGATAACCAAAACGTTTTTGGAATCCAGGAACTAAGTGTTTATGGAACTGCATTAGTAAAGCTCCCCACCAAGATTGTTGTAATTGATTAGCACCAATCTTATCATAGATACCATGTATTTGATGATTAACTGATATAACCTTATTACGGAAAGCTGCAATATCATCATTAGTAAGACCACTGTCAGGTTTAAGAGTAGCAACACCGTTCTTCAAGATAAGACTTTCTCTAAAAGAAGGATGATTCTCAAACTTAGTTCTTTCTTCTTTAGTATCTTCTTTATAGGTAGCTTTAAACTCTTCTCTTATCTCTTTAGGAACAGAACGTAAGAAGTCAGTTATTATATCAGCTTTAAACTTAACATAACGTTCTTTCTCAATATATGATTCAAGCACTTTATCTCTGAATGTTTCATATTTAGTAACTAATTCAGGATTATTCTTACGAAGAACTTTAAGCAATGCTTCTTCTCTAAGTCCCATAGCAAACTGTTCAAATGACATTACTTTATTCTTACCATTAACAGCAATAACTCTATGAGAATGAAGCATAGCTAACAATGTAGCGTTCTGCATATAATGTTCACCTGCGGTTTGTTGGATAAACAACAGATTTTCTAATTTACCCATAGGATTGTTACCTTTACCATAACGTTCTGTTACCATATCAGATTCAATAACATTGAATAATCTAATAACAGCATTAGTTTCGTTATTAGTAGTTTCATTATAAGCATCAGCTAAATAACTACCTATATTCTGCATCCATTCGTTCTCGCCTTTACGGAAGTCTTTGTATTTAAAGAATTGTCCGGCAGCCATTTCCATTTGTATCTGTGTCTTACCATATAATACGTTGGCAATACCGCCAGTAACGTTTAACATCATAAACTTACTAGATACCATATTACGCATAACACGAGATACTTTAGAACGAGTACCTTCATCCATTTCAAATTCATTAAATACTAACTTACGAACTTGATTCTCAAAGTGCTTAACTATATTAGAATCATCGCTCTTAGTTGTACGTATTTCTTGTTTACCAGTAATTCTACTAAGTAATCTATTATCCATAAGTTTATCATTAGGATTTCTCTTAATAATATCCATATTACGTAATTGATTACTAGTAATTTTAGCTAATCTAGCTATATCATTACGAGTATTAAAGTTATACATGCTATCAATAAATGAATTAAGTCTTTCAAGAACATTAGGATTATTACGTTCTGCATTTTCCTGTGCTCTTTGCTTACGTAACTCATTATTCTTAGCTTGAGTTTCACGAACATAAGCTAGATATTCATCAGTAGTTTCACCTTCTTGTTTCTCACGAATAGGAAGAAGTTTAATCTCTGATAAACTATGTAACATAGGAGCATTACTAAATCTTTTATATAGATTAAGCTCTATATCAGACTTATTAGGAGTATCATACCAACCATGACTACGTTTAAAGTCTTGCCAATAATCAGTAAAACCTTGATGAGGTTGTTCAACAGCTTGATTAGGTAAATAACCACGATTAATATAAGCACGACTACGTTTATCTTTAACAAGACTATTAAGTAGATTATCTACTTCATTATATAGTTGTTGCTGATAGTTATTCATTCCGTAATACTTATCATTACGATATTTATTAGTAGAAGGTTGTAACTTAACTTCATCATAGTTAGGATTCTTGTACTTGTCTTTAACTTTAGTTTCTAACCATTTATATTTAGGACTATATTCCATATTATTAGCTTCGTCCTTAACTACCATTTGTTTCCAAATAGCTAATGGTTCGTATTCTTTAGTAATAGGATTAAGTACATGATTCTCGTTATACCATTTATCAAATACTACTTTACCCATTTTGTTCATAGCTACATACATAGCTTCGTAATATACAGTATTGATATAACTTATATGCTCATCTAACCACTTTTGAGCTTGTTCTTCATTTGGCTTAACTCTACCAACAGCTGCGGCAAACATTTGCTCTTGATGTTTCTTTAAGTTAGCTATTTGCACTTCTGTAAACTTAGTACCATCAATAACACCTGTTTCATCATACTTACCGTATGCCATAGTACGAACAAAACTATCAAAAGGATTGCCAGCACGAGTATCCATATAAGCCTTCTTTAACTCATCTAAGAACTCACCTTTTAACTTATAGTCGGTATTAGCTTTAAGCCATTCAGCTGATTCTCGATAAGTTTCAGATGTTTCAGGGTATTGAAGTCCTTCAATAGCTTGTTTATAACGAATAGTAAAAGCATCCTTGGGTCTGTTCTCTTTATACTTATTATTAAGTTGACGACGAGACAATAGATAATTATTAACTGCATTAGCTTCATAATAATTCTCTTTGTAATTACCGTCAACATCAATAACAGCACGCATTTCAGTAAGTTCACTTTGAATCTCATTAAGACGTCTTTCATTTTGAACAGTAAGAGTACTATAATCATTGTCAATCATTGTACTTAATATATCTCCTTCTTCATGCAATAGCTTCATTAACTTAACATAAGTTTCAGGGTATTTATTAAGTAACTGGTTTGTATTGTAGTACTCTTGATACATCTCTTTGACGTATTCACGCTCTACGTTATCTATTAAGAACTTCTCTAGTTCATCTTTAGCTTTCTTATATATTAAACCATCTCGACCATTTGGGTCTTCGATTTGTGCCAGCTTTACAGCCTCTTTCAGCGACCTTAATTTTTCAGTGAACGTTTCATTATACGGCAGCAAAAGATTGCCATTTTCGTCCAAAATATCGTTCAGAGACACGTCTATACCGTTGTTTTTTGCGTCCTCAATGATAGCCGATATTGCCGAAGTAAACGCTATCTTTTTGTCTCTAGCTTCTATTTCACTAGCTCTTAACTGATTCATCATTTGTTTAAGAACTATTTGAACTATTGGTATATGTGTTTCTTGACTATCAGCCAACCAAAACTGGAAGAAGTTTTCATCTTCAAATGCTTCTGTAATACTAAGCATATTAGATTGTACACGAGGGTCACTAGAAAGACTAGTAATGTAACTATCGAAGTACATCTTAGTACTACGTTTAACTACATTATCTAAGTCTTTGATACGTTTGAACTTATCCTTAATCTGTTTAAGCATATCATTAGTTCTACGTAAACCTTCGATTTCTTCTTCTGTCTCACTTACAGTATAAGCTTCATCAATATTATAAGGTTGAATAGCTTCAATAATAGAATAGTCTTCTACAAATCTATTAATATCATCTAGGAACATTTCATAACGAGTACGTAATGTTTCGTCCTCTAACATACGGTCGAATAACTTCTTATTAGTTATACTCCATTTCTCTTGAACTATCTTGTTACCATTTTCATCTAACTTATAAGTTCCGTCAGGATTAGTAACATAAGTAGTAAAGAAGTTATGTATATCAAATAAGAAATCATCAATACGTCTATTAGTATAACCATTGATAATTCTCAACGCTTGTTCACGTAAGTTATCATTTAACTTAGTAGCTGTATTAGAACGTAAATCAATAGCTGTAAATGAACGGAAAGCATCGTTTAATGCTGCTTCTTCTACATTAGCATTACTACGTTCAACACTTTCAATAACACGAGATATATAATCATTTATCTCTTTATCATTATCTATCAATGCAGATTCAAGTATATCTTCATTAATAAAGTTATCTTCTGTCTGAACACGAATAATGTTATTATTAGCAAACTTATCTAATCTAGCGTTTTCTTTAACTACTTGAGTAATGGCATTACGTCTAGGGAATTGTAATTGACTAACACTATTAATAGTTACTTTCTTACTATACATATAGTCAGGAGTGAGACTAACAGATTTAGTAGTTACACGACCTAAGTTAGTAACAATATAAACATTACCTTCTTTTTCGTATCTAAAATATCCACCGGCTCTAAAACCTGTATTATCTACAACAGTTTGTAGAACAGGAACAAAACCAATACCATTAACATTAACATCTTCAATAGTTTGATTAATGCTAGCTTTAAGTTGAGCATAATAAGGAGATTCAGAATTATCTGACTTCTTTTTTCTAAGCTGAATTTCATTAGCTTCTAACTTAGTCATAGCGGTTTGTAGTCTCTTAGCTGCAATATCCTCATTATTACGGTCATTAATAAGTTTACGAATACTACCATAATTCATATTAGGAACTGCAACAACATAATTAGTAATACCAACAGCTTCAAGAGATTCAATAGTATCTAGTATAGCTTGATTATCAGTAGTAGCAATAATGTATCTACGAGAAGTATCAATTTGTTGCTCCTTTATGGGGGAAGTCAAGACTGTACTATTAGGAAATGCTTCTTCAATTAATAAACTAGCACCAACTTCAAATACCTTAGGAAGAACTACAAACTTACGAATATCAGAGTTCATAGCTATATTAATAGAACTAATAAATGCAGGGTCGTGCTGACGAATAGAAACTTCTTCCAGTATATCTAAAGGAAGATACATTCTATTATTATCAGGATTAACACTAACTTCTCCAATTTCGTTCTGTTCCAAAGGATTAGTAGGAAGCATATATACAACATCATTATCATATACTAGCTTATATAAACGTAGAACTTTATTATTATCATTAGTCTTAGCATAATGACGATATTTACGATTATCTTCACTACCAGTAATCATTCTGCGTTCTTGTGCTTCTTTAAAACTAAGCATACCTACACCAAGTCTATTGAATACTATCTTATTAGATTCTTTGTACTTCTTATTCTCAAATGTAAGTACATCAGGATTATTAGGATTAGTTCTAAAGAATAAGTCACGTAATTTTTCTATTGCCTTATCATCATTACTAAGTCTTTCATAGGTTCCTGTTTCACTACCGTATTGAATCATACTATTAATAGCTTTGTCTGAATCATTAATAATATTAGTAGCTGTTGAAACTCCATTATCAGAATCAATACCAGTATCCTGTCCATATAAAAGCTCAACAGGAATAATCTTACTAACTGTTCCACCTTTAAACTTATAACCTTCTACTACCATAGAATATCTTACTAGGTCCATAGCTGTAAGTTTAACGAAAGGATTATTACTATGCCAAGCATTACGAAACATCTGATATTGAGATTCAGTAGATATAGTACTATCAATAATAGATATTCTATCATAACTATTGCGACGACCTTTATACTCCACATTTAGATTTTTAAATAGATTATCATCCGAAGTATATCTTTGAATCAATACTACTTTATTTGCAGGAGACAACTTCATAAATGCTTCTACATTCTTTTCAGACATATCAGACATATCGAAGCTACCTACTACATCAGTATAACCATATAATCTAGCACGAGTATTCTGTTGACTACTAATAAGATTCAAATTATAACTAGGAATAAACTCATTATCGCTTCTAGTTATAAATCTATTAGTATTAACAAAATTAGATTGTGCTTGACTCATATTAATTATGAAACTCTCTAACTGTTGAATAGTTTGTAGATTACGAACATCGAACTTACTAACTAACTCACGGAACTGTGGAGTTTGAGTTTTGAATATTTCACTATCACGAATAATCTTTTCAGTAGCTATACAACTATACTTCAGTTGATAATATAAAGAAGGATATGCTGATTCTGAATCATCCTGATTAATATCGTTAATAGTATTGAAACTAATCTTAGGATAAATAGCATCTATAAGATATTTATTACCTTCTTCTGTAACAGCTTTAAGAACAGGATTACCTTTCTTAATACGAGCAATATTGTTATTCTTAATATCAATAATACGATTAATTACATTGTCAATTTCGTTAGCAGATTTACCAGCACCAAACTTATCACTAGTAATAACCATCATGTTAGTATTGATTTGGTCACCTATCTCTTTGAAATATTCAAATGCCCTTAATGCTTTAATCTGATATATAAGATTATCTGTATTATTATAGCTAGTACTTTCTACATCATCTTTAAGATGTTCTCTTAATTCAGTTACTCGTATTCCTTCTTCGAGTAATTCATCTTCATTGATAGTTACTCCTCTAGATTCAAGCATTGCTTTAACATCTTTAAGACGAGTTTTCTTAGTAATACTATTAGCTGGAATACCAACAGTCTTAGCCAATCTTATATACATATCTCGTCTCAATCCTATAAGGGGATTAAATCCAGTTTCACCGAATACATTATCATTAGCATTTTGTCTAGCAATAAGTTCGGTTATTACAGGTTGATTAACGAATAAGATAGAAGTTTCATAGTTTGCACCACAATCAACAATAGACTTATATACATCGAAAGTATATAAATCAACATTAGGTACACCACCTTCTTTTACACCGTCAAGAATAAGTGCAGTAGTTTCAGAAGAGTAAGGAGTAATTAAACGATTATCTATATTAAGATTATCGTAACTCCAACCTAACTGATTATGGTCTACCATTACTTCTTTTCCACTTCTAGTTACGTCTCTGAAACGTTTTCTTAATTTTGCTTGAGCGTCTTTGGCTTCTTTCTCTGTATTATATGTATATACAAACCTAAAACCACCATGAGCACCGTCAATAATAGTCTTAGCTTTATTACCAATAGAGGCAAAGTTGTCACGATTAACAGAAATAGCTTTAAGACGTGCACCGGACATATTAGCATCACGATACCAATTTTGAGCAATTACTGAATTAATATTACGATAAGTCTCTGACAAACCTTCAAAGATATTACTCTTTGCAGCTTTAATATCTTCAAAATTACTAGACGATAAGTTCTCACCAATAGATACTGGTAGATTCATTATATTAATAAATGTATCTACTATTTTATTGTTACGAGCATCACGAGTATTTTGTTGAGCTACTGTTAATTGACTAAATTCTTCAAGAGACATAGCTCCTACTATTTCAGCTCTTGCTTGAATAGTTTGTTCTAATCTAGCTCTACGAGTTTCATCAGCATAATCAATAGCTAGTTGTTCAGCGTTATCTTTTACATTTTGATAAAATTCTCTTTGTTCATTAATAACAGATTGAATATTACGATACTGTTGTGCAAACTTAGCAACATATTCATCATTAGCATATTCACTTTCATAAAAGTCCATCTTACTTACAATAACGTCTACTCTTTCACCAAACTTTAATTCTTTTGATTTAAAAGTAATAGTAAGATTATCTTTTATTTCTTTTGGAAGCTCAGCCCATGTTTCATCTGTTTCAGCTATTAAATCTCTAGCTTGGTCAATTAAGAATTTATCATATTCTTCATTAGCTTTACGAACAGTTTCTCTTGCAGCTTTACGAGCTTCTTTAAATTCTTCTTTAGTAAATTCAGAACTAGTAGCTTTACGAGTTTCTTTATCTATTAAAGAATTTATATAACCAATATATCTGCGATAAGTACTTACTTCATCTTCTCCATCTATATATTCGACCTTATGAGGTTTACCATTTCTATCGAAATAAGCTGTATGATATATACCATAAATACTATCAATATCAAAGTCAGCACCAGTTTGTAATACCCATTCATCAGGAACTACAATAGTAGAACCTTGAGATTCATCTAACAAACCTACTACTTTCATAACAGCAATAGATTGTTTACCTTCTGTTGGAATACGATAACCAATCATAGTATCTAATCCAGCATTTTGTAAGTCCTCTAAAGTTACTTCATGTACAAGATTGCCTTCATTATCATAAGTATTATAAGCCTTAACCATCCATTTAGGTAATAGTATTTCTACTATTTGACTTCCGTCTTTATGATAAGTAAGTTTACGTCCTAGACTATATCCGTGCTTCTCTTCTACTTTTGATTGCATTAAATCTCTTAAATCTGTACGACCAGACAAAGCTGTTATACCAACATCTGATACTTGACTAGCATGAAAACCAGGAAGTACTTGTCGAGTAACACGATTAGTAAATATACTATTTACAATGTTTTCTATCTTACTACGAACTAAGTTAGTCCATGCAGGCATATAAGGTAATCCAGTTTCAGGATTGATTTCGGCATATTTACGATAATTACTATCTAATCCTCTACGAGTTAACTCGTCTTTAATAAGTGCTATAAATTGATTATTATCAATCTTAACTTTTCCTTCTTCATATACTACGTTACCTCTAGCGTCAATACTAACTCCAATACGAGATGCCGCATCTTTAAAGCTATCTTGAATATTAGCGGTAAAGTTATCAAAGAAATCTTTAATAAGAGATTGTCCTTCAGGAGTATTACCTATATTATCAATTAGTTTCTTAACTATCTGCAATCCAGCTTTATTCTCACCGTCCATGTGTTGTGGAATATCTTGTTGCGTATATAGATTAGAATACCAACCAGTTTTATACTTAGTTTGGATGTCCTCGTTAAACCGTTTCAACCTTTCTTTAGAGGGGAATTTTCCATGAGCATCCCAAAACTCTAATACTCTATTAGTTGTAGCCTTTTCGGTAGTAGTAAAGTTTACCTGACCAATATTATTATCAGTCATATATTTAGCAAGTAAACCAAGTTCACTATTACCTAAAAATCTAGGTATGAGTACAAATTCAGCATTTTTAATCTGAATAGGATTAGCTAATTTAGCATCATTATCTATTTCTAAATCATAATAGAAGTTCTTTTGAACTTGTATTTTCTTAGATAATTCTCCTAACTTAACATTATCAATAGGTTTACTTTCATCATAAAGAGCTTCAATTAAGTCTTTATAATTATCATACTCGCCACGTAGATATATTCTACGAACAAATTCGTCTAAGGTTATGAACGATTGAGCATCAGTTACTTCTGATTTATCTTTAGCAAACTGTTTAAGTACAAATGCTTCTGTCTCTTTAGATACTTTAGCTATCTTTAATTGTTTCTTTAAATCTTCAATAACTCCACCTTTGCTTTGAACATCTTCAAGAGTAATATATTTAAAACTACTATCTACACTAATAGTCTTATTAGGAGAAACTACTATATCTCCCAAATGCTTCTGTACATTGTATAAGTCATAACCTGCATAAGATAATCCTCCGGCTTGATATTCTTTATTACGTTTAATTGTATCACGAGAATCTTTATAATATGCTTCATCTCCAAAGAACATATCATTAAGATTGTTATATTGAATCTCATAGTTAAGTACCATTTCTGCAATAAAAGCATTAAATGATTCTTGACTAGCGTTCTTATATCTATCTACAAATTCTTTATCAGAACTGTATTTAGCAACAGCTTCTTGTATTCTATAATTAATATAATTATCTATATAATTATATACAGAATTACGAAGTCCACCAGTAAGTCTAATATTGTACTCTCCATTCTCATCTTGTATTAGCGATATTTCACTATTCTTTCCCCCATAAAGGAGTGAGAATACGTTGCCTCCTTCAAATAGCCAATTCATATCTACCGTTTTAGCTGTCTCACTATTATACTTATTAAGGTTCTTAACTTTATCAATAAGTAGACTTCTAAACTTAAATACATTACCAGTAGGAACACCATTTGAATCAAGAATACCTTTACGATAATGATAGTTAAGTCTAGCTTCTGATTTACGCAAATCTTTAAACTCTTCTTTTATCTTAGGTTTACCGTTTTCATCAGATACGATAGTTACTACTCCATTCTCAACAGTTGTCTCAAATAAGAAGTTAATAGCTTGTGCCATCTCTGCTAATTCTTTAGCATAGATATTAGCATAAGAAACATAGATAGGATGTCCATGATAAATAGAACCATTAGCATTAAATAGTCCAGTATAGTCTAACTTATAACTATTGAATACGAAAGTCTTAGGTGCATCGGAAGGCGTTTGGGTAAAGAACTTAGATTTCTTAACTCCTTTAGTCATCTCGTAATTGTCGCCATTATTAGCGTATTCATTCAGAGTAATAATATCCCATTCAAGAGCATTAATATCTTTATAAGATTTAGCCTTTCCTGTTACTTCGTTACTAACTCCATTATATAGTTGTGCGCCAAATTCACGATAATATTCAGTTAGTTCATAACCAGTATCTGTAAGACGAAGTAGACCTGGGACTATCTTTCCATTAGACAAAGTTTTCTCAATAAGAATATTACTATATTTGTATTGAGGAATATTAGCAAATTTAACTAAGTAATCACGTAGTTCGGTATTATTAACAGGATTATCATTATAACGATTATCGTTAATTCTTTCAAAGAACTTACTTATATAGTTGTTCTTTAAAATATCACTAACTAGATTGTTCTCTGCATTAATACTATTAAATTCAGAATCTACTATCTGATAATCTTTAAATCTATTAGATATACGATTGGCTATATTATTAGCATAACCGCCTTTGTATTGTAGTTGAGATTTATCAAAAGGAACTACCACATATTCTTCATTCTCTTTAGTTTTAGCATATTCACCTGCATAATAGATACGTTGTGCTTCATTATCTATCTTTAATAGATTAGTCGCCTTACCTACTACTTTATTAAACTCTAACAAATCATCGACAATAGAAGAGATATTAGAAAGTTGGTTATCACCGAAGTTACGAACGTAGTTAACAACGCCCTGTCTATTGATGCCGAAGTTATACTTATTAAAAATTGCAGCAATTTGCTCCGTAATTTCTTGGATTTCATTTGTGTTAGAATTTTTTAGTGTAGATAATCTGTTTTTAAGTTCGTCTAATACGGCAATATCATTAGCCATAATAGAAGGATTGTGAATAAGTGAATCGAAACTATTAAGTATTTTGTTTTGTAGATTAAGTTTAGGAAAAGTATTACGATTCTTAGTAACCACATTAGAACCGTCTTGACTATAAACTACTTCATTACGTTCCCAAATAGATTGTTTTAGTTGAGTAAATATCTTATTTCTCATTTGAACATTAGCTTCGTCTTCTAGTAAACGTGCAGCATATTCTAAATGAGATACTTCTTTAAATCTTGCAGCAATAGTATGGAAACTTTCTACCATAGCTTCAACACTAGAGAAATTACCATAGTTATTAATAGCTTTAAAAGAACTAGAAAAAGTAGCACTTTCAGCCATGCCTGAATAAGTATTATTAGAAGTATCAGGTTGTTCATTTATAAAACTATTACTATTTGTTTTAGGTAAACGAGCAAACCATTCTTTTACTTCTTTGCTAACATTTTTATCTATATCTTTTCGTTGGTCAGATAATTCAGACCAATCAGCACGAAGAGCTGCAATAGTTTCTTGGTCATCTTGACGAGAGTTCTGTTCACTATCTTCTTTAACATCATCGCCAGCTTCATAGTCTTCATTAGTATCTATGCCAAACTCTTTGCTAAGACTAACTACTTCCGGTGAGTTAATTACTATATCAAATAACTCATTACGATTATAATTACCACCATCGTAAAGATTACGAATAATAGTACCTACATAAGCCTTTTGTTCTTGAGTAAGTTTTTTATCATTCTCTTTCAGATGTCTATTAAGATAAGTAATCATAGTCAGCTTTATAGCGGCTTGAGGACTTAACTCATTACCGGCTTTATCCTTTATTACTTCGCTTTCACCTTTACGTTTTTTATTAGCAAGAGCTTTACGAATACTTCCTTGACTCTTTAAATAAATAGTAGCAAGAATATTAATAGCGTGGTCTTCTTTCGCTATGTCATTACCAAATACACCAGTCCGTGAAGTACGAACGTTCTGAACATAATCTTTAGTATTGATAGTCTCTCTGTTATTATATGCTATTATAGCATTAACAGTACTAGTATCAATATTCTCATCATTAAAGTCTCTACCAGTCTTTTCTTTATACCAATCACGAAAACTATTGTCTTCGATAGTAGCAAGGTATTCAGTAGATTTTCTAACATCGTTATTAGTAAGCGGTAATAGCTTATCTAATTTAGGGTTACTAGGAATACAACTCATACACTTTATATTATTAATTAAGTTATTACTAACATTATCAAAGATAACATTATTATCAATACTATCAAATAGATTCATTAGACGGACGAAAACCGCACGTTACGAAGGCGGACGGATGCCCGTAGACCGCAAATTCCTGCCGAATTTCGCATTTTATATGCTGTCGTGATAGTAAGATAAGGAAAATATAAAAGTCCGGCAGATGCGCTTAAAATGGCTCATTCTAAGGCTCTCTGCCGGACTTTCGTCTCTAGGCTTATCTTACTTAACTACATACAAAACTAAGCTCACCAGTGTCAAACAAATGCGTCACAATAGCCTTTTGTCGATTATTTAATCCCTCAATCAGACTATCGAAATTATCGACTTGACGGTAGTTATCACTTATACTACTATCTAAATCTAAGTCTATATCAGGAATATCAAATACATCATCAGTAGGAACACTAACATCTTCCTCTGCTCTATCAAAAGTATCGTCATGAGTAACAGTAGAAGTACTAGCTGTATCACTAGTTTCTAATCCAATAGTAGATAAACGATTACGAACTTCTCCAAGTAATGTATTATCTATTTGTCCTATTTTACCTATTAATTCTACTAAAGCATCTACTATTTTAGTAAATATGTTATTTGATTCAGTAGTAGCATTAGAATCATACTTAATTCTAGCTAGTAATCTAGCAAATGTACGATTAGTAATAGCTTCGACTACAAACTCTTCAATAGCAACAGCTCTAGGTTTACTACTATTTAAGAAATCTCCATACTCATCTACTAGACGAGAATCTTGATTAATAAAGTTAGCAAACTTATCGTATAAGTCTCCGAATGATTGTTCTATCTTAGCACGTTCATCATTAAGTAGATAATGTACACCTTCATGTATAAGAGTAAGAACTCTACGTTCAGGAGCAAGACTATTAAAACGATTACTAAGAGTAATAGTATTACCACCAGCGACTATTCCTGCAAATCTGCCTTCATTGCCTACTATTTCAATATCAGGATTAAGTTTAATACCAGCACTTTCTAATGCGGATATAACAGATAGTAGATTAGGATTATCAGTATTGGCTTGTGCAACTTCCATAAGAGTACCTATTTGAGGAGTACTGTCTTGACTAGCAAGTGGGTCAGGTGTAGCAACAGGAGATACAACTTGCTGCTCCTTTACGGGGGAAACAGCGGCGTTAGCCGCGTTAGTACGACCAGCACTACGACTAGGATTCATAAGAGTGATATTACGATTATATACATCTCCTACATAATTAAAGTTACTAATGATATTACCTTTACTATCAGTAACATTACCTAAGTCAGTAACTAGTACTCCGTCTTTAGCTACAAATTCTTCATAACTACTATAACCTGTGTCCATCCATTCATCTTGAAGTATATTAGGTATCTTAGCTTGTAGTTTACCATCTACCATTCTAAACAAATTAGATTCACCACGAATAGCTGAATTAATAACATTACGGGTAAGCGTAGCATATACTCCTTCCATCATAGTACTAAAGTTACCATGATTATTAGTAGGAACAAAACCATTAGGCATACGAGCCATAAGCCTTCTAGGTTTAGTTTCACCAGGTATAGCAAATGCTACATTTCTATCAGCAACATTAAAGTAAATAGTAGCTCCAATCTTATTAAGAGGACGAAATGCACGACCTACAACTTCATAACCATAAAGGGCTTTTTGCTTACCTACATACTTAGATATTTCATCTAATAGTTGTTGATGTAAGTCAGTATTACCTTGTAGAGTAGCATCTACTAATGAATGGAATAATTTATCTAATCCTTCATTAAACCTCTTAGTATATTCAGTAGCTTCTGTTTCACTATTACTCATAGTATTCTCACGGCTAGTAACTGCAATAAGTCTACCTTCCGAATCTTTAATAGTCATACCAACTACTCCTCTAGGAATACGACTAGCAGCGATAATACTATTAGATTTAATATCGGCTACTCCTCCATCAACACCTACTACTAGACGATAACCGTCAGTAGCTTCGCTAGTAGCTACGTCTCCAAACTTACGATATATAGGATTACCTTGTTTATCTTTAGCATAAATAACACTACCTGAACTTGTACGTCCAACAACTAGACGTTTCTTTTTAGACTTAGTTTTACTAATAGAGGACTTTAAGTTATTAATGTCCGTATAAGACTTCTTGAGTTTATTCATCCAATTAGTTAACGAATCATTAACAATGGTACTAAAATCAGACTGATTAACATTAAGAGCATTATTAAAGAATATAATACTATTAAGATGTCTAATCCTATCTAATAGATTAGTTTGAGTATCACCGAATAAACTAGTTAGATTCTTCCAGTTCTCATTCTCTTGTAAAGCATTAAGTTGATGTCCGAATGTTCCTTCAACTTCAGGGTTATTACGAACACGATACAAACGACGTATATTATTAAGTGTTTGTACAAACTCTTTAGCACTTTCATCTTCATTACTAATAATAGATTGGAGTTGCGTTATAAAATCTATACTACCATTTCTAACAGTGTATCTCCAACCTTGATTTATAACTTCAACATTCCCATTATTATAATTAATTTTAGGAAACTCACCTATCTTAATTCCACGAGACTTAACGATAAGGTTATTGTCTTCGTCTAATTCTACGCTTACTGTATCATTAGTCCTTAACTGACCAATACGAGAGTAAACCTTACTATCATTTAGATTAACTAGATTAAAGAAGTAACCATTATCTTTAGTATTCTGTCTATTCTCTGCAACAGCTTTATCTAAAGTCTTACTTGCTTCTTGTATAATATCAGAAGGAGTTTTAATCTCTTCATCAACATTAACTATCTTACCGTCTACTATTTGACGATTAGCTAGAATCTTAATATCATTATACAAATTAACAGCTTTAGGATTCAACTGTTGTAAATAAACCATCATATCATTAAGACTAGTAAATGTCTTACCTTCTATTTGATTACCTTGTATCTGATTATATAAATCAATAATTAGATTTATCTCTTCTATACGTTGGCGTTGACCTTCTAAGTCATTATCAGATATAGATGATTCAAGAACGTTAGTATCGGAAGGAGCAGATTCATCAGATTTACTAGTATCTACATAAGTAATATCTCCGATAGCAATAGCGGCATTTAGTTCATCAATAGTAACATCAGCAATGATATTACCTTTGGTATCCATTCCATCAATACTAACATTGCCAAATTTACTAACACGTACGTCTATTGCACTTACTTTAACTGGTTTTCTACTAACATCTCCTAAACTAGCAAAAGGTTTTACTATTGTAAATTCTAAGTTATTAATATTAGCTTTATTTACAACACCTGAATTAACTTTAGATACTACTTTATCTAATGTCTCTTTTAACTTCTTCTCTTTAGCAGTCTTTGGTTTAGGTTTTGGAATAGGCTTAACCTCTGGTTCTTCTTGCCTCGTCGCTTCGCTCCTCGCTTCCCCCGTAGAGGAGTCTTGTCGCTGATTATTCCCATTCTGTTGCTGTGCCTGACTTTGTGCAGCAAGACTATTTCTTCTCTTAGTAATAGCTTCTCTTAAAGACGCTATATCTTTCTTACCATTCTCTGAATTAGTTAAAATACTAACAGCATTAGATAAACTCTTATTGCTAGTATTCTGACTTTCTTCATCAGTAAACGCATTATCTAGTGCTTTCTCAAGATTACCAAGCTCTTCTTCATTAGCCATATTAACAAAGTCATTAAGATTCTTCTTTGCTGACTTAACTAGATTCTTAGCTGTATCTTCTAATTCTTTCTTACGAGTATCTTCAAATTCCTTAGCTTGTTCATTAGTAGTAATAATACGAGAACGATAATTATCTCTACGAATTTCATCAAGAAGTATCTGTCCCATATTATCCATATACTCTGAATTAATATTACGAACTTGTTTAGCAAGAGTACCAAGACTAAAGTCTTTACCTGCCTGTTTAAACAGAGCCACATCATTTTCATCAAGTTCTTCTATTTGTTTCTTGATTAAGTTATTCTGTTCTTCGCTACCTTCTATTCCTAATGCAATATTCTCTACACTACGAACATTATCTAGGAACAAACTTTCCATAGGACTTAAACCTCTTCGTAAGTCTGTAACCTTAGATTCGATTACTCGTGATAAATCAAGATATTGACTAGCTTGTGCTCTATCTAAAGGATTTTTACTATTCTTTAGACTATTATAAGTAGACATTACTTCTCTACGATACTGTTCTAATATACCTAATTGCATACGATTCTTAGCCATTGGGTCAAGAACTTCATTAATAGCCGGTATGCTATTCTCTAATTGAGATTGAATAGTATTAAGTCTTTCTACTCGTTTATTTAATAAGTCCGCTTCTTGTGCATTAACTATATTCTCTGATATAGCAACATCTAGTAAAGCATCATCAATATTAGCACTTCGTAATGCAGTAGAATAATTAACGTATCTATCAAGAACAGTACGCATAGTTTTCTTTAATTCTTGCGTATCTCTATCGTATTCAGCATCATCTACAAGACCTGAATCAACTAGTTTCTTCTTTAGTCTAGGGTCTTCAATATAATCTTCAAGTAGTTCATAATTACCTGAACGAATAGCATTTAAAGTAAGAGTAGTAGTAAACTTCTCTTTAGCAGCAGCACGTAAATCTTCTTGTTCTTCGGGACTAATCTTAGCATAACGAGTAGTACCAACTGTTGGGTCTTGACTAACAGTACCGTCATCTAAATAAGTAATAGGATTACCATTAGCATCACGTTCTATTTGATATGGATTTTCACCATTATCAATAATCTGCATCTGACGAGCATATTCATTGAATACCTGTTCACGACCATTTATTTCAGCAATACGTTGTTTCTCTTCTACATTACCACCTTTACGATTATTAATGGCTGACATAGTACCACCAAAAGTAATACCGCCAATAACTCCCCAAAGTGCAGCATTATATAATTGAGGATTCTGTAAGTACTTCTCTATTCTATCCATAGAAACAGCACCATTATATTGTCCAGCTTGACCTAATAAATAACGACCGTATAAAGTACCTTCTTCTTGACCTACGTAGTTTATTGCTTCTTCAATACCTTCTGATAATTCAGATAACAAAAGATTCTCACTAGAATTAATAAGTCTATTTATCTTTCCTGCGAAATCTTTAATAGTTCCTTTAGCTGCCTGTCCAAGTGTTTGACTAGTAGATTCAATTCCAGTAGAAGCTATTCTATCAAGAGCTTGATTCTGTGAATAACGAATACGTGGAGTAATAGCACGATTGACTTGTCCTATTGCTTTATTAACAGCACGTAACTGCATGAAATCAAAGAATACGTTACCTGCGTTATAACCAAAGTTACGCATAGCTGCCTTATCTGCAACTATAAGAGCGGCTTCTTCTTTAGTTCTACCTTTAGTCTCATTTGCAATATCGGGATTATTATCTAACCAATTCTGAAACTCTTCGTCAGACATTCCAGTAAATAGAGACAATGCTTCACCTTCTATCTGTTCTGCAACACCACGAGCTTCTTGATAATTCTCACCTAAACGCATACCAATAGCTGTAATACCGTCATTAGCTAATATCTTTAATCTATTAGCACGATATACATTATCTAATTTAGTAGCCTTCTTTGCCCAATTCATTGCACGACTTACTTTAGAACTACTACGTCCTAATGCTGCAACTCCTTTACCAACAGTTCCAACTCCTTTAGTTAAAAGAGTGCCAGGAATCATTAAAGACAGAGAACTAGCAATACTAGGAACTTGACTAAAGAACCAACCTGAAAAGTCATTCATATCAAATGCTTTATCAGGGTTCTCACGATATATAGGAAATAAATCGTCACGAACATAATCAGATATAGTATCACCAGCTCTTGTAATAGGATTACTAAAAGGTTTATCATCCCATAATCCGGCAGTAGCTAAATCTATTAGCATACCCATACCTCCGACAGTATCACCAATAACAGTACCAATAGTTTGTCCTAAAGCATTACCTGCCTGTTTCCAAGCTGATTGATTCTTAGCACGTAGAGTTTCTAATTCTTCTCTACTTTGATATCTATTAGGTTCAGCACCATACTTAGCTAATGAATGATAATCTTCCTCTGTACCAGTAAACACTTCTTTACCTGTAAGATTACGAAACATAAAGTCACCCTGTGCAGCAACATCAGGTTTATATTTAGTAACAGTAGGAACATCATTAGCCATATTAACAGAATTAGCCCCACTAGTTAGTGGAGCTTTTTCTACTGATATATTATCAAACATGTTTGGCATACGCTTACTTCATTAAGTCGTTCATTTGATTAAGTATAACTTGACTAGGAGTTTCACCTGTAAGACTAGAATACATTCGATTAAAGAATTGAAATACTTGTCTCTTAGTATCTATATCTAATTCATTTAGATTACCAGTAGCACCTGCCATTATCATAGCCTTCTGCATAAGCGGACGAGCAATCACTTGTTGCTCCTCTATGGGGGAATTTGCAATAGAACCATTCCTTGCACTAATAAGATTTATATCCTCTTTAACAGGAGCAAGAATAGCATTAGCTTGATTATTCTGAAACATACGTTGAAATAATTCACCTTCTGTAATCTTAATTACTGGCTCATCATTAGCGTCTAATATTTGATAGAAACTATCACCATTAGTAACAGCAGAATATGTTCCATCTCCAAATTCAGCATCAGATAAACGATAATTCCTTTTAAGTGCGTTATTATATTTAATAGAATTAAGAGTATCCATTGCTTTAACGGCAGGTAAAGATTTGAATCTTTCTATTTCATCATTAAGAATAGCACCTGTAATCATATAGTCTCCAGCTACTGCATTTTGTACTCTCTCTTCCATTTCAGAATCAGGATTCTTAGCACTATTCTTTCCAGTTTTAGGAGTATAAGGAATATTTAAGAATACTCCATATTCACCAGTAGAAGCAGAACTACACCAACCATTATTAATATTTTTCTTCTTAACTTGTGCTTGAATAGTTTGCATAATAGCATCACGTTCTCTACTATCTTCAACAGGTTCAAGAACTCCTTCGGCATTACGTTTCTTAATAACAATACTTCCAGGATTAGCAATACTAATCATGTTCATTACTCTTTCATTATAGTTCTTTAATTGGTCGTCTTCAAATCCTTGACCGGTAGCAACTATATGAGGAGGTAAATCAAATACATTAACATCAACATAAGTAGACGGTAATGATTCAGATATACGTTCGGTTGCAGCATTAGATATTTGTGCAGCTTTTTCATATACGTAAGCAGGAGAATCTTTAGTACTCTTAGCAGTAGTTATTTCACCTCTTCCTATTGCTCTAAATCCTGCAATACCCATAGTAGTTAAACTGCCATATACTTTATTTCCATAGAAAACTTCATCGTTTCTAGTAAATTTTTCAGGGGCATTATTACCAGTAGTAAATCCTACGGGACTAAGTTTAAGAACATCTGCTATTTCAGGAGCTAAACGAGTATAAGCGTCTTTACTAATACGAATATATTCTTTATCTCCTATTTTACTAAATGACACATCTTTACTAGTCAGTCCCATATCTGTTCTAAGTTTAGATATAATAACGGCTTTACTACTATCGTTAATAGGATTAACTAGAACTGTATCGAAACTATTGCCTTTAGAATCAGTAAATAACTTATTCATTCTATTAGCATATTCTAGTTGCATAGGATTATTAGTATCTGCCATATCTCCGTTACTTAATCTCTTACCTAAGAACTCCGAAGCATATTGTTCTTCTTGTGTAAGATGCCCTTTCATTGCATCTAAACGATTATTAGCATTAGCTATTCCTCTATAATAAGTATTAGCTTCATCTAATAATTGTTTCTTAGCAGCATCGGATAAAGTAACATTATTAGCAATACTTGAACGTAGTTTACTATATGCTTCATCTAAAGGAAGAGATTTAGATATTCCATAAGAAGAAAACATATTAGATAACTGACCATTAAAAGTATTTAATTGAGATTGTACTTTAGCAGGAGTATCAGGTTCTACTTTTTCTTTACCACCAATAGTAGCTAAAGAAGGAAGTAAATCAGGTTCTTTACCAGTCTTAGGTTTAGCAGAATTTTTACGAGAAGCAGCTAATAGATTAAATCCTAATTCAGGATTAATTCTACTTTCAACTCTACGATAAGCAGAAGCAGCATATCTAGGAGCAAATAGATTCTCTTCAAATTCTCTTTGTGACATAATAGTTCCATCAGGCTTAGTAACAAGATTATTCTTATTACCTTTATTAGCTTTCCAAACATTTACTTTATAGTCTTGTTCAAGAGAAGCACGAGCACCAGGAGTTTCATTTAATGCAGCTTCAAATGCAGCACGTATCTTCTCCTTAGATAACTGTTGAATACCACCGGAAGTTTTAAGATAAGGAACATCGCCAGCAGCAATATTTCCTTGACCTTCTTTAAGATTACCTTCTGCATCACCCCATACTAACTGTTCACCTGAACTAGAATCAACACCAACAGTAGACAATACTTTCTGATATAAAGTATTATAATCTATTTGTTCAACAGGACGATAATTAGGTTTAAATTGATTACCGCCTATTACTCTACCTGTTTCATCTATTTGGTCTTGATAATTATATTTGTTCTGTTCCAATGTATAAGCCTTAACATCTCCATCATAAGCATCACTATTAGTAACTTCGTCTTGAAACTTTTTAAACTCTTGTTGATAACGCTCACGACCAATAAGTCCTGGATTACTAGCAACTTCTCCGGCTAATCTTCTTGCAGTAGTTAATGCAGTAGCATAACTACCTTCTTGAGCACTTGCTTCTATTTGAGCATTAACATCTCTCGAATATTTATCGAGCCACTCATTTTCAGCTTCGTTTAATTGCTTATTAGCAAGAAACGTTTTAATCTGATTACTAGTTTCAATAGCAGTATCATGTTTCTGTTGTAGAGTATTTAACGTACTATTGTAAACATCTAAAGGAGCGGCAACCCGCTCCCTCTTCTGATAACCAGCTGTTCTAATATCTATCGGCATAGTTATATTATTTATAGTTAAGCAATCTTTTTCTTACCACCACATCTGAATAAAGTACTTCGTATATTACCTAGTCTACCTTTATTCTTTTCCATTAGTTTTAAGAACAATTCCATTTGTTCAGGATTAGCACTCATCATAGCAGCAATAGCATTTTCTTCTGAACGTCTTTTATCTACGCCTAGTTGATAATCTCTAACTGCACTAGTAACACCTTCAATCATTTGTGTACGATTATTAGCAGCAGCTTGAACTTTATCATTAGCAGTTTGAATAGCAGATATGGCATTAAATCTATTAGCTTCATTTACTTGTTGAGCATTTGCAGAAGCTACTTGTTGACGATTCATCGCATCTTGATTTTGCAATTGAGTTTCAAGATTTTCTTTCTCACCTCTTAATCTACTTCTTTGACTTAAAGCATTATTAGATATTCTTTGTTGTCTAGCAACACTAGCTACTGAACTAGCAGTATTTCCTTCAACTAATCTATTTTGACTAAGTTCGGATTCTCTAACATCTGATAGTTGAGGATTTATATTAATGCTAGTTTTAAGTTTAGCAGGAGCAATTAATTGAGGAGTAGGGACTTGTGGAGCAGAAGTTTTATCTATACTTCCTTTATTAAGTAATCCACTAATTAAAGTTCCAGCAGCTCCAATACCTGCACTGATAACTTCTCCTTTATCTACTCCTTTAAACAGGTTAAAACCTTTACTTCCACTATTAGCGGACACATTCATCGGCTTAATACTAGAAGCACTAGGATTAGTAATCTTTGCCCCAGCAGTAATACCGGCAGAAGGAACATTTTGATTAAGAGCTAATAGTCTACGATTAGCACCAGTTAAACTTCCAAGAGTTCCTAATACAGCTTTCTTATTTTTTAATTCAGGATATTTCTTATATACTTTAGCTTTCACATCGGAACGACCATGTAAGCCTGCTAATCTAAGAGCATCGCGAGCATAAGCTTTAGTAGGAATAGGATAACTACGTCCACCACCTGCAAAATCATTTGACTTAACACTAGGGTAAGGCTTCTTATCTGAACCGTAATCTTTCTTACGAGACAAACCACCTAGTTTCTTTTTACCAGTTATTGTTCTCATATTTCTTTTCTTTTTAGTACCATCATCATTAAGACCATTTCTATCTTTAAATGATTCTTGTGCATTAAATACTTTAGAAGGTTCAGCACCTTTCTGAACTAGTTCAGCAGGGCTATTACCATTAAGTATAGGTTGAGCACTAAACACTTTAAGTTGCTTAGGAGTAATCTGAACTACTTCATCTCCTTCTGCTTCAATAGAGTTTTTGCCTTTACCAATAACAATACCACCAGTATCATGCTTACGACCTTTAAGAAGAAACGTATTCTTCTTGATAGGCACAGCTGTACCACCACGACTAACGATTGGTGTCACTCCTTTACGGGAGGTATCACCGCCAACTCTCATTAGTTGGTTTCTTATATCGGCATAAGTATCGTTATCAACAGCTGTTTGCTGTGTCATATAAGCTGCTCGTTGTTGATACTCTTGCTTCTTGACAAGACGACGTTGTTCTTCTTCTTGTCTTTTCTGCTTTTGACTATTCAGTATTCCACCGATTAGTTGAGTACCAACAGATATGGCAGCACCGATAAATGCTTTCGGTCTTTTATTAATTCTTTGTACCATTATTCTCTGTATTTATTAATGAAACATTCTATATTACTAAGAGTAACTGCAACATCAGTCTCTTTAATAATGAAGCGAATACCAATATACTTACCATTAATAAGACTGTCTTGTTTCTTATATGGTTTACCAGCAGTTATTATATTAACTTGATTCTCGTCAAGTATTACAATATTGTAATTACCAGTAATTCTATCTATTGGTTCTAGTTCTTCAACTCCTTTTATCAAACTACGGAAGTAATTGAAGTTCCATTTACCTTGCTCGTAGTATGGCTTAGTCATATTCTTTTCATTACGACTAGTTGTTGAAACGTCCCATTCAGTTGAGATACCTGTGTTCGTAAATATAAGAATTTTATTCCCACTATAATTAATATTGTTGGTCTTTTTTAAGTCGTAAGTTATGTAGTTAAGTAACTTAATCGTATCGAACTCTAAGTTAAATACTACATCTACTACTGCACAACCAACAACTTCACTAATATAAAATGGATTCTTGTTATCATCTATTGTACAATACTCGTAATTAAGATATGGATATAATAGTTCTCCATTTATTTTAGGACTACCATTCTTATATATTACTTTTGGAGTACTATCTGGTATTTGATATAGTTCTGTCTTAGTATTGAAGTACTTACCAGAATAATTATGAGTACTTATCCAATTATTAGCAGCTAAAGAATAGGAGAATGTGAAGACCTTTTCCTCCCCCGTAAAGGAGCAGATAAGCCGATTAGATTCTTTGTCCATTCCTATATTAACAATAGTATTCTTATTAACGTATTTATCTAATACACTCTGAATACCAGTAGTAATATCATTTAGTTGTTTATCATCGAATCTATATAACTTACGTTTGCTCTTATCAAAGAATACGTAACCAACTTCATTACAAGTAAATGCTCCAAAGTCTTGTAGTCCACCATATCCTTTCTCACTAGTAAATACTTCTTGATATTCAGTATCGAAAGCATCTGGCATATACATCTGTACATCTTTGTCTTTAGTAGCAAGAGTAGAATCACGATTAAAGATAAACATTGAATGTTCACAATGAGCAATAAGATAAACACCAGTTCCTAGTATATTAATGATGTTACCTTTGTTCTCGCTAATTATCTTATATTCATCAGCAGGAAACTGTCTCCAAGCATTATTAGTAGATTCAGATTGAAGAACATTACTTCTACGAATAAACTTGCCGTAGACTTCTACTTGATTAGCTACCGCATTAGGATTATAAGCATTTATATTAGGTCTCGCATAATCAACATATATACTAGATATTTCGTATAACCCATAGAGAATAGACGCAGTTAATTGTCTATTAGGTATATTCACAAAGTTATCAGCATCTCCTCTAGCATAAGTAAAGTAAGTATCTTCTATCTTTCCTACTTTAATCTTAGCACTTGGTAAGTAAGTAAGTTGTTTATAACATCTGACTGCATTAATGTGCATTATATCTCTAATAGCATTATCAACAGTTTCTAGTCCTACTGCTGTTCTATATATACCGTAGAACTTTCTATCTACCGAACCATATACAGGTTGCCAATCTCCTGAATAAGTAACTCCTGCATTATCAAATATTATAATAGCAGAATCCATACTAATATATCCAGTAACATTTTGTCTCATTCCATTTTCGCCATACTCGTAACCTACTAATGGAAGAGGTTCGCCATCTACATATTTGTTCTGCCCTAGACGTATTAGTTTAACTCCTTCTTTCTTAGTATATATTTCTTGATTAATATAAAGAAGTCTACCTCTAGTAAGTAATTTAGTAGTGGTTGTTCCTTCTGTAAGTATAATAGCAGAGATTAATTGTCCTGCACTACTATAAGGAATTCCAATTTTAAAATACTGACCAGCATTATTTGCAACAATCTTAGAAGTTATTCCAATTTGTGGTGTACTATTAGTTGCATAAAAATCAGAGCTATTTACATGACTATATTCTCTAGTAGAATTATTAGCACAATCTTTAACTACATAAGCACTAATATTATCTCCATTATTAGCTGTTTGTCCATCTCTAGTTTGAAAACTAAGAGTTCCAAGACTAACAAATACATTTGGAGTTCCACTCTTTTTTAGAACATATATATCGTCTGAATAGAATTGATAACTACTAGAGTATACAGCTAGATTATTAAAACTAGATTCTCTAAGAACATCATTGCTAAAACCTTCATCTCTATGTTGGTCTATTATACCATCGCAAATAAGAATACTATCTATTTCTTCATAGCTAATAAAGTAACCTACGAATCCTTCATACATAGGTATGTTCTTAAAAGTAAAGTTTCCTTTTACTTGATGTGGAGTTCTGAATAATCTATCTCCTTTGTTATTAGTAAATGGACATAAGAACTTCATTCCGTAGTATGGACTAGTACTAGTAGTACTTCCATCTATAAACCGTGGGTCAAGATTAAACCAATAGTAATCTATCTTAGCCTCTTCTGCCATTTGAATAAGACTAAGTTTATCTATAATAGTAGTCCCATACCATCCTGGATAATCCTTTTTAGCTTGTTCAATAGCAGCCTTTACATCAGACACTTTAGTATCATCATAACAATCCATCATAATATCGACATCTTTATTAATCGAAATATTATAATATCTACCTATAACAATTTGTACTGGGTCTTTTACCCAAAAACCATTATTAGTATCTTTATGACGATAATTGTTATTTTCTATAAGAATACCATCAGTATAACTTCCATCAGGATAAATATAATGAATATAGAATCTATAAACTTCATCTTCAATAGGTTTTGGAACACCTATAACAGTTTCTTTTCCAGAATCATCTTTTAATTTATTTCCATGATTGTCTGTTTCATTCCAAACACCAACTTTAATTCCACTAGTATCGAAACTATCAATATCTAGCTTTCTACTTTCTTCTTTATAATTAGCAACATATAATCTATTATTATAGTTACACATTGTTTTGATATTATAAAGATTAAAGTTGTTAGCAGACACTAATACTTCATCAACAGATATTTGAGTCTTACCAGAACGAATACCATATATATCATATTTGTTTTCTTCGTTAAATTGGTAACTACCTAAGTTATAGGCTTCTGTTCCATCTTTATAAGTACAAACATAAGCTATCTGAAAAGATTTAAACTTATTAGTAGTCTTATTAACCATCTCTAACTTAGCATAGATATAAGACTGTGCGTAATCAGTATCTTCCCTTGAATAATCATATAGTTCGTAAGTAGCTGTAATATGAGTAGGTAAAGAAACTATTGCTGACATTTTAGCTCCTTCAATAGTTACAGAAGACACAATCTCTTTACTTAATTCATTAGATAGATAAATTACAACTCCTAAATCTCTCCAACTAGTATATTCATTATCTGTTATTTCATATCTAATAAATAACAAGTAAGTTCCCATTCTCATTCTTCCACCAGCCATCTGTCCGTAATCAGTTACAGTAACTTGCGGAATATTAGGATTAAGAGTAAAGATATTATCTGAACCTAAATCAACATTATTAAGATTTATAACTTTTAGTGGCACATCTTCTCTAGGATTACGTTCACTAATAGCTATGATTAAGTCTCCACGAACATTATACGTATAAGTTCCAAATACTTCTCCACCGTACCATTCCCATGAAACAGCTACTTTAATAATCTCACCAGTAAACTCATTATATCTAAATATTTCATTGGCATTAGTAAAGATAACAAGTTCAGTAGCACAAGGCACAATACCAACAATGGTATTATCAAACGTAGCAATAGTTTCTAAAGACTTTTCATTCTGGATAGAATTGCCATCTTTAGAAACTACTATATTAGAAGCATGAGTTATAGAACCATTCTTTATAAATTCTAACCCATCATCTTTATTTAATTCTTTAACTATTTTCATTAGTCTCTAGGTCTAAATGTTGAATTATAAAAGAATGACGCCCAACCTTTATAAGCGTTAACATCTTGGTTTTCATTAATAACAGAAGCTCTAGCTCTATCACGAGAATCTCTCCATAACAAATATGGATTAACTGGCATAGCACCTTGTAGAGAATAGACTTGATGTTTAAGTCCTCTACTTAGTAACTTCCACATACAAAACCATTCAAGAGCTTCAATAAGTTTTCCGTTATTAGGTATAACAGGAATATTACAATGAAAAGTATCACTATATACAGTCTTAACTGTAAGATAGGATACTTTAACAACATCTGTATCAAAGTTTAATTGAATAGCATTGGCATCACGAAGATAAACGTAATTACGTCCTTCGTAGCTTTCAGGGTCTACTTCAACAGTACGCTTACTTTCTCGTTCCCTAGCTTTCTCTCGGTCTTGAGTGAAGTATTCAGTAGTACCGGAAGAGCAATGACAGCTCCCTTTCTTTATGGGGGAAACCTCACACCCGTCTGCATACACTTTAAATGCGTTCATACAACATGGGAAATAAGCAACTCTATCAACAACTTCAATAGTAGTTTCTTTTTCTTCATATTGAAGAATACCCATTTCATTCATAGCATCTATACACCAAGCACCAACTCTAGGTATATAATCGCTACTCATAATATTGAAATCATTATCAAGTCTTGCGATAATAGTTTCTATTGAAGATAGGTTTTTGTTCATTGTTTCTAATATATTTTTGAGTATAACTTGGGTCAAACTTAGAAATAAGAGAGACACGATTGTTAATATCAGTATCAAGATTTATTATATCTTCTACACTATGACATTTTGCAAGTAGTTCAGCATTTGTAACATTCATGTGATTATTTATACCACAAAACTTAAATACTGTCCTATTCTTAACTGCACCGTCAATCATAATAACTCTACAAGACCAATCCGAATTATTATAAGATATATATTTAACACCGTCATATTCCTCTCCTTTTGCAATAGCTTCAAGATGTTTCTTTTTATTATAAGGCGTAAGTCCTTTAATAATAAGTTCTTCTTTATTTCTTCTAGTTTCTACAAAGTTAATACGTTTTCTATGCTTAATAACTTTACCGTCAGCAGTAACATGTGATTCAGTTCTTTTTACTCTTTCTATAATAAGGCAACCTATTTTCTTCTCAAACTTATAAATCTTTCCCCTCAATACTTGCCTTCCTATTTCTCCAAAGAACAGGTAACAATACTTTTTGTATTGTTCTCTTGTAATTAACTTACGCTTTTTTAATACATCTTGTCTTATCTCACAATCTTTTATCTTACGAAGCACTCTAAAGTATTGCTTTAAATTACGATAAAGATTGCCATATCTTAATTGTTTTACATCCGTAAATTTAACATACTTCTCATCTATGGCTTTCTCCATTTTTTGATTAGTATCTAACTCATCTGTATTCCATTCCCAGTAGTTATATACACATACATCAAATATGGCTTCAACAGCATTTCTATTTTGTTCAATAGAGTATTTAATTCGATAAAGCAAAGATTTATATCTGACTATATTGTGAGACACAAGGTCGTACTCCTCTTCACTTGTCTCTATAAAATGTGTATACATATTACGTATGTCATATCTATCTATTGCATTTACTTTCATACTTCTATCTGTTGTTGGTTTATATCATCTTTAACTGGAACTTCATTAGTTACTCTCTCGACATTAAGTAGATTACGTTTATAGATTACATCTTTAATACGTTCTACCATATCTTCAGGAATAATAAATTCATCATCATTATCAATACTTGATTCCATTTTTTCATTAGTTTCAATTGGAATTTCAGTAGGTATCTCAAACGGAGATTCAATGATAATATGACCTAATGGTTCAATAAGTGGATTACCATTACTATTAACATATAAATAACCATTGATATAATCATAACTTAAACTGGTACACATTCCTGGAAGAGCTTTATAAAATTGAGCATTTGCTTCCTTAATAAATGGAATAGCCATATTATCATATCCAACAGTACGAACACTAACAAATGGTAAATTGTTATCAAGACGAACTGGTCTAGGAACTCTATCCTTACTTCTCTTAACTTTATACTTAGTACTAACAAGAGTTTGGAATATATCTCCGTCAGGAACATTAATTAAACTTATCCTGTATCTTTGCATTAATATCTTATCGACATTAGCATGACGTTGATAAGTCTGACGTATCTGTTCATTGAACGTATGAATAATTGCACTACGAATAGTACGTCTCGCAGTAAAGTTATTCGGCTGATGAATAGCATGAGCTATTTCAGATACAATTTGATTTAACGAACTCATATCACTATTATTTTGAATTAGTATTATAACAAATATAGTTATTATATTGGTATCGACAAGACTTTTACTAATAATTTTAATTCAGCACTTTTATCTAGCTTGCTATCTAGCTTACAGATATTCGCATTGTAAACATTTTTATACAAGTGACGCATTTTAAAACCCGTGGTGGCACGCAATACTGTCGGATAATAGTAAGTTAAGGAAAGGTACTAAAGTCCTATGGTGAGCTTCTATGAAAGCGTAGGAAGGTGAGACATACTTTTTATTCCCCCATAAAGGAGCGTGTATACTGAAAGAGCCGACTATCTCTAGTCGACTCTCACTTGTTAATCTTACTAATAGTACTTACTTTGGATATTGATTAGGTTCATTATCTTCAAGTTCTATAAACTTTCGATAGTCTATATTGAAGAACGCCAATATTGGCTTCATAATCCAGCTCCAAAATACGAAGCTAAGAATAATAGAATTAAGTACTACCTTAACATCTCCTAGCTTTAATGAGAAGTATATTACTCCCATTATTAAAGCACATACTAGAGTTATTACTCTTTTATTCCAAGTACTTACTACTTTGTTTCCATTAAGTTTGTCAACTAGTTTAATTACTAGATATGCTAGCACATTTACACAGATTACAAACGCAAAATCAAAACTAGTAGCCGTAGTACGTAGAATCTCACTAAGTATATTCCCGAAGTCCATATTACAGCAAGAATAACAAAGTACCAAGAATAATAGTTAACAACACACCTCCTACTCTTATGTAGGTAACAACTTTTGCAGGAAGAATACTAGTAGCTTCTTTCCATACAAATGCTATAATAGTAATGGCTATTACAGCAACAAACAACACTTTCATTAAGATTCCCATAAGCATTAAGTTTTATATTACATGGCAAATATAAAACTTTATTTTAAAAAGAAAAGAGAGACTACTATTATTTAGTAATCTCTCTTTAGGAATATAACAGAACTTGTATTACTTCAACTCGTTGAAATACTTCCAGAGTTTATCTTCTCCGAAATCAACGTCATCAAACCAAAAGTTGATAGCACTCTCGAATATCATATCGTCAAAGTTTCCTTTTCCGAACCACTTCTCGAATAACTCGCAGTAGTCGTGATATTGAGCATTAATAGCTACATATACATCAGCGACTTCTACTTCATCTTCTAGTTTATCTTTGAATTTACTACAAACTTCGTGAGCTTTCTGCATATCGTATTTCTCACCGATATATTTCTTACCGTCTTTGACATGGTACATTTCATCAACAGTACGTTTAGCTTCCTGTTTATTAAAATGTTCATCACCATAATCATTATAGCGTTCGTTTCCATCTACTCCAAGCATTTGCATAAGAAGCATGCGTTCTTCTTCATCGTAGCCATGACTTCCATCATAACCTCGACTTTCATCATATCTATGACGTTCACCGTAACCTCTTTGTTCATTCCTGTCGTAGTTGTCGTAAGTCTTATATCCAATACGATTCATAATTCCTCTTCCACGTCCGCTACGACCACTTCTTCCGCGACCGCCACGAGCAAGGAAATCATTAATTCGTTCGTACATTTCGTCTCTCCGAGAACGAGCACGAACATCTTGGTCTGTCTCGTATGGTACTTCTCTCATAATAATATTACTTAGTTAATAGTTGTCTGAATGTTTCCAAATCAGACTGGTTAAACATAATTCCTTTATTAATAAAAGGAATAGAAATAGTTATGTTACCATTAGAGATGTTACCATTACCTAGAACTGGAATATTAAAATCAAAGTTAGGAATAGATTTGATTATTTCAATCTCCTCATCAACTATACCTTCAATATCAATCTTTCCGTCTTTAGCAATAGTATTGATAAACTTATCAAAACTATCAATGTTATTAATAATTGCACGTTTAGCCAAAGGCTTAACTAACTTAATAGCTGGATTAGATTCGCCAAGAATATCTATCTGATTAACAATGTAATCTTGCAGCTTTTGTTTTACTACACTTACTTCTATCATTACTTCATAGTTTTAATAAATTCTTCATAAGTAAGAGAAGGATTCTTTGCACTAGCTTCTTTAAAAGCATTGAACAATTGCATCTCTCTTTGTGACATCTCGATTATACTAGTCTTTAGATTCTTAACTAACTTTAGTTGATTATCTAACAGAGCTTTACCTTCCGGACTGTTCTCAATATTAGCTCTTACTAGATTAAGAACTTCTGCTTGAACCATAGATTGAAGATTATTATAGTTAGCTACATATTCTTCGTTAGTAGCAAGCATATTTCTTTGTTCATTAGTAAGAGGTTCAATCTCTGCATCAATCAAGTCCCAAACACTTACTTTAGCAGTTTGTTGAGGACTAACTTGTTGTAAAGTTTGTTGTCCATTAGCAGCTTGTTGAATCTGTTTTAGAAGTTCAGACATTAATCTATTTTAGCTATAAGTAATAATTTTATGAAAAAATTAAGTATCTCGTGAACAAAATAAAAGCCCTACTTGTTATAGCAGGGCTTTATAGAGTTAACGATACAATGGAATCACTCCTTTATGGGGGATTCTTCAAGAATACTTTCAGATACAGATTGCCATTCAGAACTAGACAACAATTCATGAAGAGCTTTGTCAGAATAAGTATCATAAGGATATTTAATAGTAATACTTTCATATCCTCCTTCATCAAATGTCACTATCCGTTCTACTTTATCAGGGAATACTTCTTGAAAATGTTTACACTTCATAAGTGCTTTATCATTAGCTCTGTTTTTACGTAGAACTAAATTAAGTTCTTCGATTTTAGCTGATTCTTCTTCACCTATATCAGCAATAGGAAATACAATGTAATCAATCATAACTTTAAATCTTTAAATATTAAACTTAGTGTATATGTTAATACTAGAAATATACCAATTAGTATATAAACTAATCTAAGTATCTTGTGAGGTGTTACTTTCATCTTCTGTATTAGAAATAAATATAGGATGATTAATATCTATTATCTCATCTTTTTCCATTAAGTTTTTTAGGAAGTTAATCTCTAGTAATGATATAGTCTTAGTATAGAATATAGATTTGTAAATTACCATATTCATATATTTGCTAGACCAATTTCCAAAGATAATTCCCTTTATATCAGAATTAGTACCAAAAGTTGTAGTTTCTCCGTTGACATTAGTCTTAGTCATATAACCAATTAATGGAGGAGCGACAATTTTTTTAGAAGGTACGAAGTTCTTACCAAATGAGTAATAAGAATTTCTATAAGATTCAATAGGAGAATCGAAACAATAAATAAAAGCATATCCACCAGTGTCATAGTGTTTTTTATCACCTTTTCTAGCTATACAACTACCACTTCCAGTAAGTCCTTTAAGTAAAGAACCTTTAACTAAGAAAGTAAAATCTTCAACAACTTCAATCTCGGTATTCTGACTAAAGTCAGATACTCCGTCATAAGCTAAACCATTCTCGTATTCAGGAAGAACTTCAATAGTTATATCACAATCGAAAACTACTTCACCTTCTATCATAGGAGTAATAAATATTCCTACCCAAACATTATAAGTTAAATCTAACAACGCTTCTGTTGGAGCAAACGATTTAGCTAATTCGTGAGTACCATTACCTAGATACACTAATGTTTCTTTTGTTGCATCTTCCGTAGCTAAATATCTATAACCAAATTTACTATTTCCTTCAAGACCTCCAATAGTAACTCTAAAAGCAGGTATTTCTTTTATATTAGCTAGTGCTCCGTCTTTTTTAACATAACTAAATAACAAGCCATTACCTGCATGTTCAGCATGAGTTACATGAATTGTAGTATTAGTAACATTAGAAGTATAACCATATACACCTGAAAGGCTTTCCCAAGTCTTACTAGCACCAAACACAACAGGATAACCATTATAACCCGACATACCTTCGTAACTAATGTTAAAGTTCTCAAGAGGGTTAACACTAGTACCAGTCTTTTGCAGTGATACTTGTTCGTCAACATAACTTCTATTTGCATCAGTATTCTTTTTACCATAGTTATCCCAATAGTAATTAGGTAACGTAACTTTAGGAGTTATACCAATATAAGTGTTCAGCTCTTTAATCTTAGCTTCTGTTGAGATTTCATCGAAGAGCATGAAGTCATAGAGAGTCATTTGAGCAAAAGCACTATCATGACTTATATTGCTTCCTATAATTGGAGATGCAGGAATCGAACCACTCGATAATTCATTAGTAGCAGTTATATTGTGAGTAACGTTTTGTAATTCTGCACTTTTGATATAAGTATTTAATATTCCATCTATATATGTTTTACCATTATTTCTGCTACTGTAAGCATGAGGATTTTCAGAATAATTGTCTGTATTACTATTATAAATAGCAAATTCATAATTATATACATTAAAACGCTGGTCGTATAATATTGCATCTCCAATATTACTTTGCCAATTCACCTTCATCAACACTTGTTTGCCACCAACAATAGTAGGAATAGTAACAAAGTCGTCTACACCATCAAATTGGTATGAACCATCTTCATTTACTCCACTTCCTTCTGCATAAGCCGAGTTATGAATAACTCCATGATTACCATGACCGGATATATCGGGTATATAACCTAGTATCTTATAGCTAGAGTTAGGTATTCTCAATAGTCTAGGAGAAAGAATACATTTAGGTTCATTATTATCAAGAAGATAAGTTTTGAAACTAGTAAATACCATAGATTTAGATATAGTTCCAATTGAACCATAAACCATCTCTTCTCCATTATATAATGCTTTTACTAAAACATTATACATTTTAGGTAAAATGTTGACATTTCCATAGAATGTAAATTCATCTCCTACTTTTAATTTATCACCCCATGTTACAGATTTATCATTAACATAAATACGAGGTACTCCTGGATAGCAATTCGTAAAGTCAATGTCCTCGTATCTGATGTACTCGTCAATAGTAATATTTACTTCTTGTGGAGAGTCATAATTATATATTTGTCTAATATTAAAAGCCGTATCATCATAAGGACTTCTTCTATAATCAATATTCACTCCATTAAAAGTAAATGTTACAAGCTCATCTATGTTATTCTTTAGATATAAGTTAGCTCTAATATAAGTACCTTTCGGTATATAATCACCTATATTAATTAGCTTTTCGTACTCACGTAAGTGAAAAGTTAATTTATAATTATCGTAATTACTATTAATAACAGGATTGAACAAAACATAGTTTTCATCCTGTTCAATAGTTATACCAATCTTCTGTGGAGACTTAGTAACTGGAACTGTTATATAATAGAATCCATTACTATTTAATTTTAAATTAGTATAAGAAACCCCATTATAAACAATTTCACTTACTTTTTGACCAACATAAGGTTTCACGTAAATACCGATAGTACTATCCTTTTTTAAATAAATACCTGTTTTATCATCATTAATAGCAGGTTTATATAATGATTTATCTTTTTGCCATATTTCTATTATATCCCATTTATTATTACTCTTCACTATCGGTCTGAACTCCACCATATCCAGATACAGCGTACCCAGCTTGTGCTTCTTCAACTGACGTTCTATCAAGAACTTGGACATAGTATAGGGGAAGGACATGAGAGAGTAGATAGCTACGTTAGCAAATCGACTATCTCTATCTCTAAGTATACCTAACCAAAGTTTATCAGAGTCAAGTGCCGTACCAGCTAACAATTCTATCCCATTATAGCTATATTTAGATTGATAACTTATACCTCTGGTAAAATCAGTATTAGCAACTTTACCATTATCTTTATAGAAACTCCAAGCACATATATTATTAGGAGCACCTAAGTACTCAAATAAGAAAGCACCTTGTTTGTTTACATCTGTTGAATCTTCGGATTTAGAAGCGACTATTCCAGCTGTATCACCAATAGATATTATTTGTCTATCTATAATGAAAGTATAATCCTTGTAAATCGGCATCCCTGTTACCTTACCGAAATCATTTACTCCGTCAAGCAACAATCCTCCTTTATGACTAGGAATAAATGTAATAGTTATTTCTCCTGCATATTCTAAATTAACATAAGATACAGCATTAGTTGGTTCTATACCTTCGGGATATTCAAATTGGTCTAATCCACATATAATAACTTGTGTAGGTGTATTAGCTAATACTGGATACTTTTTTCTTATACTTTCTTTATTTCCTTCACTATTGATAAAACTCGTTGCATTAATCCAATAACAATCTTTGTCAGTAATAATAGTTACTTGATATGAAGTATTATCTTTTATAATAGATTGTACTGTCCAATAGTAACTAGGGGTATTAGACTTTATTTTGTAACTAAACTCATTATAAATAGTAAGTTTTTGTCTAGCTTCATCAGATACGATGGCATAATCCTTAATAGTTTCAAAAGGTTTTGCAGCAATACCACTACCGCCTTTCCAAGCTAGATTATACATTTGTATATCTCTACCATTACCACTATAATCAATTAACCTATCATTAAAATCAGCATGATTATCATTAGTAATACCTTGTCTTTCTATATTACAACGTATATCAGGTTTAAGCGTTCTATCTAAGTTAAAGTAAGCAATAATAAGATTAATATCATCTTCGGTAGCTTTACCTAATAATGCAAACGTCCAATAATGAGCAACACTACTTATTTCACGTATATTATCATTACCGTCTATATATCCTTGTACGCTAAACTTTCCTTGTGATAAATTTCCAACGGTATATATAGAATAATCGTTTTTATCTCCTAATACAGTATTTATTATACGACTGTTATTAACACTAGTATTATTAACGTCATATATTACATATCCATATATTCCAGTCTTACCAATATCGGCAACCTGATTTCTTACATAAATATTATCAGTTGGTCTAATGTAATTAGTTAGTGGAACAGAACCACTTCCTCTCCAAGATATTTGATGAATCATACTAACGATAGTAAAGTCTTTAGTAACTCCCATTTCTTGAAGAGTCTTTTGACTAATAATCATGTCGTTTACTCCGTCAGTAACAAACGCTCCTCCGAAGTCAGACAGTTGTTCAATTCTTATATTATTCCAATCATAAGAACTACTTACTGTAAATCCTACACTAACTCTATTACTACTTAGTTTGGATTTGGGTAAATGATAAACGCCATCTTCTGATATATTATATGAAACAGGAATAGTAGCTGTTTCATCAGGAATATAAAAGTATCTAATTATTCCTCCTTCGGGAATACCTGAAACTTTTATATTCATTTCATTTATTTCATTCTCATTAGCGTGCTTATATATAAACCAAGTAGAATTAAAATTTCCATTAGTAGTAATTACGTTATCAGTAACTTCTATATTTGGATATATTCTCCAACTAGTAAAATCTTCTTTATACTCACCAAATCCACTATTTAACTTATATGTAGCATTTAGAATCTCTAAATCTCCACCTGCATTAGGAATCTTATTCTTAATAATATTCCTATCAGCATCAGTATTCTTTTTACCGTAATTATCCCAAACTCCAATAAGTCTAGCTTTAAGCTCCGGTGGAAGATACGGTCTATCTCCACCAAGAGCATTATTTTTAAAAGGAATACCGATACCTATACCTATACCAGTATTAGTACCCATATTGTAATGTATCAGCTTTAGCGTTATTAACTTGTTTAACTAACTCAACATTCCAACCAGAATAAAGAACAGTAGTAATAGGTTCGTCCATACCAGCAAGAACTACTTCAACTGTTATAGGGTCTTCGGTAACATTCTTTAATAAGAATGGTTCTTTACCACCCATTCCATTAGGAATAGAAAACTCTGCAACAGCTTCAACTTTACCCATTATAGATATTTGTAAACTATTAGCTGAATTAGCTCTGTTATAAATACGATTATCCATGATAATTACTTTTAAATGATTATTAATTACTCTTTGCAACCTTCCCCCATAAAGAGGTGTGATAACTGTAATTATCACTCCTTTATGGGGGATGCTACAAGAAACTAAATTTTATTTAATTACACAATACTATTATTAACTTTTTTAATCTTTCATTCCATTAGCCCAATCAGTAGGAATACTTTCAGAGTTACTAAGATTAGACTTTTTCATTGCATAGAATACATTAGCTCTACTAGCAGCATCTAGAGCATTAAGCCAATTCCAAAATTCCGGAACACTACCAACAGTAGAAACGGCATTATAGAATAGCCCTGTAACATTATTAAGTTGCTTATGTTTATTAACATTAAACAGTGTAGAATCTATTTTCTTAGGACTTCTACCTAACCAATCTCCTGTACTTTGTCCACTAGCGAAAGCATAACTAATGTTCCTAAGATTAACATTCTTACTAAATAAGTTTCCGTCTACTTGTTGTCTCATTGCAGATGTTGATTCAAACTGTGCAGATAAGAACATCGAAGATATATCTTGTAACAATATGCAGTTTACATAAGAATCAACAGGTAAGTTAATATTTGCAGGAATAATACAAGAGTAGAACATATTAGATAACGATATTAACTTAGTTAACTTAGAGAACGTATCTGCCGAGTAGAACTCTCCGTCTTCTCCATTAGTAACATTCCATTTATATGGATTCAATAATGGTATACGATAGAATGTATAAGACAAATCAGTAGCGTTACTAATAGGATAGAATAAATGTGGCGGAATACGTCCTCTTAATCCATAATCAAGATAATCATATTCACCTCCATCAATTCTACCACTACCAAAGAACACTCCATTTACTTGCATATCATTACCATTAGTGCAATAATAGAATAAGTCAGGAGAACATATATAGTTAAGTACCTTTTTATTAGTATTAGCATTAGAAGGTGGAGCAAAAGAACCAGCGTTATCTTTAAATCTATTAGGTATAACAGGAGAACAATTAATACTTCCTGTACTAATTGCACTATAAAGAGCACTGTCTCTAACTATATCTTCTAATTCACTAAGACCATCGACACAATATTCGTTCCAAGCAAGTTCATACTTATCGAAATCTTTATTCAAGATAACTCTATGAATATCTCTATTGTAGTTAGGCATAGTATGTTCGTCATTTAACCATTCTCTAGGGTCATAATTTGGATTAAGAATATACTTAACTGGATTATACTTTTCATTAGGGACTATTATATCTCCGTAATTACTAGGAGTAAGATTACCATAATCCATAGTATAACCTTGTGCTTCTGTACTTTGAAATCTTTCTAAGCAATAAGACATATTAACTATTGTCTTTCTAGGAAGAGTTTGTTGTTTACTATAAGTAATCTCTACTGGCATTTCAGCACTTTCAATCCAATTACCGTCACTATCTATACCATAGTTCTCTGTAATATTCTGACTAGCTGCATCTACTTCATTCCAACCTTTATAGCTAACATTAGAAGTTTGTTCCATATAGAATAGTCCATAAGGAATAAAACCTTTCTTAACGAAGCTAGTTTCTATTTCAGAGAAGCATCTATGAACATTAATTAGTTTACAATTAGAGAAGCCTTTACCAGTAAGCGAGTACTTACAATTCTTCATATCATAATATAGATATGATATATTAGTAAGATTGTAATTAGTCTTAAATGAATTAAGAGGAAGCTCGATTACACTATTTGCAGGAAGAACTAGTTTAGAGAAGAATCCAGGTATTTCAATAATAGCACTACAATTAGTAAATACATCGTATGGGAATACTTCATCTCCTTCTTTAACAAACTCTTTAGTAAAACCTTGAAAACATCCTAATGTAGACTGATTAATAGCTTGCTTACTAGTAATATACTTCAACGAACTCTTTAGTCTAGTAAACATTGAGTTATGAATCGGGAAAGTAATAGTAGAACTATCACCAATAGAAAATGAATCATAGATACCATATAAAGCTATTGGGAATCTAGTATTAGTCTTATTTTTAACAGTACCACCAAATATATTATATAAAGAACCTTTAGAACCAACAAGAGATTTAAATGAGTTCCGTATATATTTCAACTTAGTGTTTTTATAGAATAAAGGACAATACATTACTCCATCTTCTACATCTTCATCAGTTATTTGATTAAAGTTAATATTACTAATATTGAACATATTAGTTATATATTCCAAGTCAGGCAATTGTGCAAGCAAACTTCCTGAATCAGCTGCAACTAAATTATCTGCAATAGTTTCATCTCTAGGAGAATTATTAATATTACTTACAAATTTAATTATTCCACTATTTCCAGTAACACTATCTAATCTAATTAACTTAGAACTTACATTTCCTTTAAACTTAGCTAAGAACGTAGAGTCGGTATATCTAGTTCCACCAAAGCAGAAAGCAAAGTTCATAGACTGTAAACTAACTAGAGGACTAAATAAACCATTATGTTCAGTAGAGCCATATTCATAAGTACTAGTAAGTATCTTAAAATCTTGTGACTGTATTCCAAAAAATATAGAATCCATATTAACAACCTTAGTACAATGATTGAACATAATTCTACGAGGACTATCTAATAAATCCCATTTAATATTTTTAGCACTAGCAAAACAATTATTAAGAGTTGTAACATTATCACATTTATATAAGAAATAATAAACGTCATATACACTACAATTAGTAGCTCTAAACATACTGGTACAATCAGTAGTGCCAATACTAAAGTTAGTAGATAAATCAATATGATTTCTCCAATCAACAGAACCTTGTTCAGTATTAGTATCTGGACCAAACCATTCACCATTATAATCAGAGGTAATACCTTCTACTTTTTCTTTGGGTTCATGAATATAAAATTTAGAGCATTGATCGAATACACCATTACCATTAAGACTAATATGTCCAAATACTCTCTTTAAGTTAGAACAACCAACAAAGAACGCAGAACCTACATTAAAAGGATGTTCCTTATTATTATTAAATTTAAAGTAATGTACACCTTTAGCGTTTTGAACACTGAATTGTAAGTCGATTAATTGACTAACATCAAATATCTTATTACCATTATAAGTAGGAATTGCAGCATTGCCATATTGTATAGCTTCAACTTGACTATTAGTTATATTCAATGTCCTAAGTTTAGGAAGTTCAGATGCGACTTGAATATCGTTAGCTGTATTAATATTAGACATATTAAGTGTCTTAATATTAGGAGCACCTACAATATAAACAATAAGATTTCTGTTTGTACATGACGATATATTAATTGTTTCGACATTATTACAATTAGATACATTGAATGTAGTTAAGTTACCATTATTTGTACATACAATAGATTTTAAGTTAGGACATGAAGTAATCTTAATAGTATGTAAGTCTCCTAGATTACTAAGATTCAATTTAGTAATCTTATCACAAGAATCAATAGTAACTGTCTTTAATCGTTTGCATCCAGAGAAATCCAGTATTTCCAAGAATGGTTGATTAACAAGACTAATATTTTCAACTGTTGAATTAGTAATATTCAAAGATGAAAGAGAAGCATTAGGTAAAGATACAGAAGTTACAACAGAATTAGATATATTCAAGTCTTTCAACTTAGTATATTTTTCTATATTAACTGTAAATGTACCTTGTCCAGCATTGCCACTCCAAAACTTAGTATTACTTAAATCAATATGTCGAACATCAGAGAAGTCTTCATCGTTAACGAATATAGTTTCAAATGAAATAGGAGAATCACTAAGAGTATCAATAGATGATAAGTCTAGTTTAGAGAAACTAGGAAGCTTCATACTAGACATGAATCTTTGGAATCTCATTCCACCTAATCCTTCTATATCGTTAATTTGAGAAGTATTATTGATAGTAACTTGTGTATTGAAAGAACTAATAGGAGATAATCTAATTTCAGTAGGTTTGCCTTCTTCTAAGAAATATCTAGTATCAGTAGTATTACCAATGTTAACTACAAATATAGCCGGACAATTGGAAGTAACAACCAGCTTAGGATTAATTGCTTCTGCACCGCCTGCCGAAAACGTTCCTTTATTATTATAAGGTTGAATATTAGAAGCATTACTATATTTAAACACTCCGTCAAAGAACCAAACACGTTTCTTTAACCAGTCACGAACATATTCAACACGAGTACCATGTAAAAATTCTATATTAGCATAAGACGCTTCACCACCAGCTTCACCAATATAAGCTGTAAGATACTTAACATTATAGTCATAATTAAATAGTAACTCGCCACAATTAATTGTTTGAGCTGCAAAATAATTATCTATATAATTATTAATATCTTTGCATATATTATCATTATTTCTCCATAAGTCCCAAAGTCCTTCAAGAGAATTATCATATACACCAGTATTGGCGAATACAGTATCTCTTAATACGTCCCACATACGAGAACTATAAGTATCATATCCACCGTCAGCAGCGTTCTTAGTAATAACTAATGAATTAACGTTGTTCTTATCATTATTACTAAACTTATCCAACCAAGCGGTTTTAGCAACAGATTCGAGAGCAACATTATCAAGTCCATTAGCCGTATCCATGTCATAGAATCTAATAAACCATTTCTTACTTCCATTAATATCGTAACATACGATAGTCATATTCTTACCAAGAGAATCGACAAGTCCATATTTTACACATACTAACAAATAAGAGAAAGCATTTCTTATTGAGAACTTAGTATCAAGTTCAGCAGCAAGAGTAGACCAACTAGATTGTGCAGGATATTCACCTTCGGTTTCTTCATATCCTCCTACTGATTCATTCCAAATATACTTCTTAACTGTCGAAGTAGTCATTTGAGCAAAGATGCTAAATAGTTCTTGTAGTGCTCTCCAAACATTATCGTCAGTAACAGGAGCAGTTGGTTCTAACCAGTTACCACCGTTATATTTAAACTCACCTACATGCTTTATAATAGATAAGTCATCTTGCATAAACAAAGCTAACGGCAATATCTTATCACCGTCTACAATTATATTTGCATTTTCACCGAACTCATAAGAATAAATCTTACGCTGGTCTATGTTTCCAAACATCTCATCTTGAGCATAAGCATGATAAGAAGTAACAAAAGCAGGTAACTTATTATTTACATATTCTCCGGCTGTATTCTTTATCTTAGTAGTAAAGTCTTTCATAAACCGGAAACCCATATTATAATAAGCTCCACGACCTAAGTTAAAACTATATATACCAAGCATAGTTTGAGCTTCTTCACCGTCAAACTGAATAAGTAATATAATAGGGAATCCTTCAAGTGTTTGCTTAATAATTACCTTATCATGAACTGTCTTATCATGAGTATCTACTGGACGGTGAGCTTCTAACTCTTCCATAGGTGGAGTTTTCTCGAATAAGAAATCCGAGTTATCATTAATCCATTTACCAATAGAAGCATTGTTAGCATGAGCACTATCTACAACATCAGCTTTAAGAGTAAACTGTCTTTCAGGAAACCAAGTCTCTTTAGGTTGGAATAACTCATAATCAAGGTTACTTCCGTCATCGGCTTTCAACATCTTATCAAATCTTATTTCCAAGTTCTTAATAAGATTGTTTATAGTAGATGTACCTTGTTTAGAAACAGCAACATCAGTAGTATATTCAGAACTTGATTTACCAGAAGTCGGACTAAAGTAACTCATAGTACAACCAGTGTACCAGTTATTGTTCTGTCCACCTATTTCCTCAAATACAGCACGAGTAAAACCAGTATTAGCACAGTTAATCAACATAATATCTACTGGAAGTACTTTAGTAGTATCAGAAATAAGACTATTAAAGTTAACATTAGCATAAGTCTGATTAATATCGTCCCAAAGTGTTGAATTTGGTTCAGAATCAGAAGTAGAGAAGAAGTTTCTTAACTTCATTCTATTGTATTCTATAAAATTTATACTACCGTCAGCTAATAGAGTTGCTCTAGCTTTTGAGTTCATTGCATTGATAACAATCTGTTTATCATTCGCAGGAACACGGAACAACTTAATATCGTAGAAGTTAACATCAGCAAAATTCTGAATTTGTCCAGCATTACTAATATCACAACCTAGATATATCTTTGAACTAGTTCTCCAAGTAAAGTCATTCTTTATTTCACGAGCTGTACTAAGAATACCATTAATAAAGATAGCAACAACCATCTTTCCTGGATTCTTATTAACTATAAAATCAACAGTATTAATAACATCTTGTTGTATCTTACAACCCATAGTCTCTTTAATATTACCGTCAGTATAAGACCAAGTAATATCTTCAAGACCTATTTTAATACCTTCCGAGAATTGCTCATCTGTATTGTAATCCCCTATAAAGAAGATTGTTCTATTTAAGAAAGGATGTCTATCTGACTTGAATGTACACGATATACCAAAGCCTTGTCTTGACCAGTTATTAAGAGTAGTAGTATCATCTTTAAATGGTTGTACATCAATTACTCCATAAGCCTCTCCTGATATACGTAACATTGATTGTCCGTTCTTTGTTAAGAAGCCTGAAAGAACACCATTAGTATTATATACATTTAGTTCAGTTGTAGCACCGCTAGGTTCAATAGCACCAGGAACTGTAAATAAAGGTTCATTACTTGTCCAAACTTTAGTAGTAGATACTTGTGGAAAATTTTCTTGGCGAATATGCCAACTAGCATATCTACTATTATTAGGATTTTGGTCAGCAATAAGTGCTTGAGAACTAGATACAACTTCACAAGCTAAAACAGTGTCGGTAATAGGGTCGCCCTTTTCAGACCAACAACGAAGAGTTATATTCCAATTACCTAATACTTCTCCTTCAGTTGGAATAGCATAACTAAATACTTGTTGTTTGCCACGTTGAACATATTGGTTATCATTATAGTTTCCTTCATCAAAGTAACCTATATCTTTAACAATACCATTATGTTCTATTCTAACAGCATAATAGATAAGACTTACTCCTGCAATATACGGAGTGAACGCAAATGATATATTACCGTTTTGAGAGAACTTAGTTCTTTCAATTCCTGAATCTACTTCTTCCTTACTAGTAATACCTTCTACAAGTACTACTAGGTTTACACCGTCTTCTACTACTACACGATTTGTTACCTTATCTGATTGAACAGTTTGTCCATTCATTGAAGTAAACGCTTGTGCCTGTATAGTATAAGAACTACCGGCAATAATACTTCCTAAATCCCATAAGTTAACATTAACTTGTCTAGGAGCAGTAGAAGTAGTTTTACCTAATTCAATAGTTTTACTAGCACCATTAGTTACATTAGTAACTACAAGATTAACATCTGAACCGATAATCTTACTAGTAATACTATAAGTAAAAAAGTAATCAATACCAACAGTTGCAGTATTTCCTGATACAGAACTAGCGAGTTTAATACTTGCTTCTACTATATTTAATAGATATGATTCAGCAAAGAATCCGTTTGTATCACTAGCTGTAATTACAACAGAGTGATTACTATTAGAAGAGAATCTATCTAACTGCGGAATATTAAGAGTTCCAGGACTATTAGTCCATGCTTCTTTACCTTCGATAATATTATTACCATCAAGAGTAACAGTAATAAAATATCGTTTATTATTCTTAGAAGAAGTAATAAGATATTCCAGTTTAATATTAGTAGTTACAGTAGAATAAAGATAATTAATATTACCTTCTTTTACTATATTACCATTAGTAAGTGTTATTTTATCTCCGGTAGCTCCTCCGCCACCGCCACTTCCACCGCCACCATGTTCGGCAAGCCAAGCAATGTAACCATCATGTTTCTTCAATGCTTCATCGTGGCGAACAAGAACATCATTAAGACTCTCCGTAGTCTTACCTTCTTCTGCAAGTTCAGGGTCAATAAGACGAGGGTCATCAACTACAATTCCAGTAGCTTTACCTGAAGACGATATATCCCAATTTCTAGTATCAGGATTATATCTTTTAATATTATCTGCCATAATTATTCAATATTATAATTTGGAAATTTAATATTTATAATATCATTACCATTATTAATTTCACCATTACCACCAACAACACTATAATTAGGATTAAGACCTTCTATGTTAACATTGTATTTACCTGAATTATTAAATACATTAGATAATTTCCTAACAGTAGCAGTTAGTTTAGGATAATAAACAAGGTCGTTGATTTTACCTTTATTCAAGAAATACTTAATATAGAAAGGATAACGTTGACCTGCATTTACTTCAGCTTTAACGTCTGTCTTACTATTAATAGTAATACTAGCTGGAAAGAAATACTTTAACCACGGAATATTAGGGCTAGGTAGTTCTTTATTACTAGTATGTTTATATCCCGTAGCTTGACACATTAAATATACAGGAGCTGTAATTTCCTCAACCAGTTGAAACGTACACAAATGTTTAAGCATATCGAAATTCGCATTATTCTCCCAAGATTTAGGGAAAGATTGCCCTTGTAAAGCTCCTTCGGCTGTTTCGGTATATAATTCATCCGAATTAAAATCTTTCTTTAGAACGTCCGCAGTAACCTGTATGATAGGCTTCATAGAGCTGTTTTCGTTCTCTAAAATGGGATAACTGCAACTGTACGTATGTTTGTGTCCGCCAAGACATAAACGGTAATTATGGGTCTGTAAGAACTTTGAGAACCAATAGGCATTAGCTTTAGTTGTATTAAAGTTCAAACGACTACCACTTCGTTCTACACTAGTATCTTCTTTACCGTCCCAATAGAACGAATTAATAAGATTTTGAGTAATAATAGTAAAAGGCATTTCATGACAATAAGCTATCTTAGCTTTAGCATTAATAGCTTTTGCATCATCTCTTTCACACCATTGTCTTATTAAGTCATACATTACTCCGGTAGTAGAAAGTCCATAAACACTTCGTTCAGTATTAGAACTTATCTCACTATTAACACATAAGAAATGAGTATGACCAACATCGAATGAGTATAATGATTCAACAAATATTTCCTTTCCTTCAATAGTAAATACAGGAGGATTTTCTTCATCCATTTCATAACAATAGAAGAAACGAATATTAGTAGCATTGATTTTAGAATCATCTCCACCGTTACCAAGAACATAGACATTAGCAGGAGTAAGGTCATTGTTACCAACAGTAACCATTTCTGCAATATCATATAAAGACGCTCTACCAGCTTCGTAATCTAACCATTCATTAATACGATTACCATTCTGTGTCATATCACCAGTATTAATCATAAAGTAGCACACAGATATGTTACTAGTTTCATATCTATTAAAGTCCTTCTTTATTTGGTCGGCAGCTATTCTCCATACATTATATTCATCCCAATTAAAGCCTTGTTGGTCGGAAGTCTGAACAAAGTTAAGAACATCATTCATCATATTTTCACTCATAACTACAAACCTACGAACATCACTCTTATAAGTTTCATCTCTACCTACGTAATATTCATAATAGACATTCTTGTCTCTTGTATGAGTATCATACTGTTCTCCTAGATGAGTAAGTATTACCTTATGAGTAGTAAACGGAGTACCGTCAGTAGTTATGGCTCTAATACGATTATAGTATTTACGAACACCAGTTTCATTCTTAAACGATTCTACTTTAGTCCATTCAGTATAACTATTATCACTACGGTATGCACGATACCATAAGTATTCATCATAATAACCTACGGAAACCCAATTAAAACATCTACTAGCATCATCGTTAGGTTCGTTACTTTCATTAATAGTATAACAAGCCTTACGTCCTAAACTCATAGTGACTTTATTAGGTTTAGTACTATCTAATAAAGTCTTATTAAAGAATATATTCTTATTCTCAAAACTAGCTCTAGGAGTATAAGATTCTACTCTAGGAATAACATCGGCTTCTAGGTTAACAAAATACATATCATTAGCGTTATTTCTAGCACTAAGAGCTTTAGTAGCTTGCTTAACATTATCCATAGTATAATACTTAGTAAACAAATACTTACTACTAAGATAACCATAAGCAGTATTTTCAGCAGCATCAACTTTATCAGCATCACCAGCATTAGGTATTTGTAGTCCAACCAAATCAATATAACCTTTAGATACCCTTATGGGGGAAGTCGCGTTATTATAAGGATTTGCAACCGAACTAGGTTCTGTTCCCCAAGTCAAGAAGAACTTAGCTTTCTTATTATCAAACTTAATAGGATTACCGTCACTAGCAATCCATTCCATATCATAGTTCTCAACTTTAATACGAGTAGTATTAATATTCATTACTGAACATTGAGCACCTCTAATTAAAAATGTCGAACCAGCTTTGATATTCCCCCATAAAGGGAGTGTCTCCCAGTCTCCTCCTTCTGTACCATACTGTAATGATAATCCCTTTAGAGATATATCTTTACCTGTAAGATTACTAAGTTCAACGAAGTTATGAGAGCATGGATTATAACTATATTCATCACTTGTAATACCACCACAATATAATGAATTGATATATAGCTTTTGTAGATATAATGTAGTTACATATATCCAACCAGTTTCAGGGTCTTCTTGTCCACCAGTGGGTTCAGCTTGAGCTGTATCTAATTCTTTCTTATATACTATTAATTGTCCATTGTTATTTACCTTAACTCGATATATTTGTCCATTCGGTGCAACAAATCCAATAGTATCTAATTTATCTAAAGCATCATAATCTATACTACCTCCACCTCCTAAACTACTACCAGTAAGATTAACCGGTTCTCCATTAATCTTAGTATATAGACGTTTTACATCAGTAGCAATAAGAAGTTCATAATCTACGAAGTCATTAAAATTATCTTGAATTTCTTTAAGTGTTCCATAATGACCACGAACAGCTTTAGTATTAGGTTCATATTGGTCTGTTTCAGGTTCGAGACTTTCACCAACAGCTGCAACACGAATAGCTAACTGTCCAGTATTTGGGTCAATAGGTTCGTATTCCTTTAGAACCGACTTTGTAAATGTATTACTAACATGACCAGGATTTATAATTAAGTCTCTCTGATGTACAATAGTATCAAGGTAGTTTTGTATAACTTGAATAGCTTGAATTATCGGAGCTAATTTCTCATCCTCTTCAAGAGCTGTTCCAAGACCAGAAGTATCTACCCAAAGAGAATTAATATTAGCTGGCGGAGTATCTTGAATATAAACTGTTTGTACAGCTGTGTCTCCACCACTAGCTTGTTTAATAACTAAATGTTCGTTATCAATACCGCCATTAAACCAATATTCATTAATACTATTATTCTGTTTAACGCCAATAGTAAGTCCAACACTACGTAATTCAGGAGTAAGAGTTTCAAGAGCTTCTTTAACACTACTATAAGGTCCGTACTTAGCATCAATATCAGGTAGAGGATTATAGTTATCATCTACGCTGTTATTAACAATAGGTTGACCTATACTTATTCCTTTTCTCATATTACTTGTTTTTACAGGTTATACGAATAGCATCATCAAATACAGAAGGAGAATATAAGAAGAATACTTTATAATGTATATCGTCAACAGTACCACCAGGATTATTAGTCTTATAAGCACCGTCTGAACCGTCCCAAAGAGTAGTAACAAGAATAGTACCATATTCAGCTTTAACAAGCGTCATAAGTGTATCAGGTATAAGAAGATAATGAATCTTCTTTTCTTGATGAATAGTAAATGTATTATTCTTATCTCCTGTAATAGTTCTAGGAGTATTACCTTCTAATGCCATAATATCACTAACAGACATATTTTGAAATGTCTGCGGTGCAATATCTGTATGTCCGTAATACATAACGTTCATTTTAGGAACAGACTTACATTCTACAATAAAGTCATTAGAATAATATGTTTCACCGTCTTCTCCTTCTACACTAGCTCTAAATATATAAACTTGTCCTACTTGAGCGTTAAGCGTTAGTTCATTAAACTTAGCCGGACTATCAATAGATAATCCCGAAGCTATAATATTCTCTCTTTCGTTAATAACTTGATATATAGTAAGAGTATCTTTAACTACATATTCTTTATTAGCGATAACAAACGTAGCTTCATTATATTTTATCTGTTGAGCACCAGTAATTGATATAGGAATATTAAGTTCAAATGTCATAAATACAGGCTTCTCATCAGTAGTATATTCAGTACAGTTCAAAGCTAAAGAAGCATTAATGTAATTAATGAGTAAATCTGCCTGTTTCCAATAACCTAATATATAGGCAGCACAAGCAGATTGAAACATATTCCAACAATTAATGACTTGACGATTGATACCTTTACAAGTAGAAGTACAATCTTTAATCATATCTACTCCTAAGTCACTTAACTTAATAAGCAATCTCTTATAAACACAATTATACTTACTAGGAACATCCAAGTAAGTATACATTCCATTTTCGTTCTTTCTCATTGCATTACTATTAATTCGTTATACATTGCAATTAGATTTTGTTGTTGTTTCTCACTAAGTTTAGATTCTACATTTTGCATGTGACTAAGAATAGTCATAGCATTATATCTACATATATCTTCATTAGTAAGAATAAATCCAATGGTAGAGAGGTGTACAACTTGTACACCTCTATCAACCAATTTGCCATTTACATTATCGAAGTTTATATCCATTACTTTAATGTATTATTCGTTATATAAGTTATATAAGACTGAAACTTCAAGTTTATTTTATTGTTAAAACTAGATATTTTATCTTCTTTACTAAGATTGTTATTAAATACTATCTCTATTATAGACTTCTCCACTGATGGCATCCAATCCTTTTTCATATTATCACTAACCTTAACTCCATTAATCTTGTACAATGACAAGCTAGAGAATACAGTATAAAATTCAGCATTAACTATATTATGGATATTAGCTAGTATATTATCTTTGTTAGTTTGAACGTGGTTGTTAATAACAGTATTAGTAACGAATATTGTTAATCTCATTGCAGAAGCGAACATAGCATCGTCTATTGCAGTCTTACATTTGTCTTTATCTTTATCTATAATATTCTTTGTAATATCTGTGATAAAGGTCGAGACTTGTAATAATGATTTAGATACTTCATCAAGAGTATCACTAATAGAACTAACAAACTTTTCGCTTTCAGCCTTTTTCTTATTATCCAACCATTTATATAATAGTAGGAAAATAGAAATTGTTATCAGGGAACTTAATCCTTGATTAAGAGCAAATTCGATAATTTCCTTCATCCCTATCTATGATTAAAGGGATTACTATTAATATTAAATACTAATAGCAACCCCTTTATTTAAACTATTACGAGTTATTCTTTAAGTCTTGCTTTAAGCTCCTGCCGCAGCCGCAGTATTGATAGAAGCCAAGATTGTGTCAAGAGTAGCAATTTGTGCAGCTCCTGTCGGAATAGCTAGATGAATTATAGTCTTAACATTTTCGGTGCTACCACTACGAAGGTCACGGTGTGGATAGAAGGTCAGAGTATATACTGTCCAACCATCAGCATTAGAAAACTCTGGAAGAGTATATAACTTACGAGCATCGTTACTAGTAGAGTTAATACCTTCTGCACCAATACAACGAATTTGTAACTCTTTAAGAGCAGCATCATCATTAATCGGTTTCATAGCTTTAGTAGTAGTAATAGTAGCTCCGAACATTGAATCGCCTGCAATCAAGTTCCATGCTTCATAGTCAATACCAGTTACAGTAATCTTAGCAACAGAAACAGTAGCAGTGAATCCTTCATTTTTACCAAGAGATTTAAGTTGGTCACCTAATTTCTTAGCAATAATAGCGGCAGTATCGCCTTCACGAGCACGCTCACTAGCTGACCACTTATAACGTTCATTAAGAACAGTATGAGCTTTAGCCATAGTTAACGTATAGTCCTTTCCTACTACGGGGGTAGGAACAGTAACTTCCGCACTGAATTTAATTCCGACAGTATAGACACTCTTAACATAAGAGAAACGTCTAGTATCAATATTAGATACAATATTGGCATACTTGCTCTTATTAGCAAATGCTCCACCACCAACAAATAAGGTAAACATCGGAATGTTCTTAGTAAGAGCTTTCGAGATGATTGCACCTTCATGGTCGTAAAGAGCAACAGCACCTTCTGCAATACCAGTAGCATTAACAGCTGCAAGAGTAGCGGGAGTAGTAGCCAGTGCAACATTACCTGCAAATAACAGTCTTTCCATTTTATTCTAATTTAGATAATTCGTTTGAAACTTTCTCATAACTATTATTATTAGAGATAGCATTAAAGGTATTAACAGCCCTCTTAATAACTTCGTGCATAGCAACATCTGATAGTTCATTCGTAGTATTAGTTGCAATACTAATTAGAGTAGGATACTTAATATAATTAACTAAGAACCTATCTATTTCAAATGTTGCAATTACTTCAATATTAGATTCAGTCTTGTAACATATAGGACTTATAACAATAGACTTTGAATGATAATCGTTCATCGTTTCACTCACTAAGTCTAAGTCTATCAATCTACAACGATAAGACTTATCCCCCTTAAAGGAGTAAACAGATGTATAGAACATGGGTGTTGGATAGTCGTTCAACTCTATCTTATAACCAGTACCAAACATTATATCTCCTTGTTCAGCTTCAATCTTAATACTAGTATGAAGAGGACTAAGTTCTGTTAATCTTATAACGTTATCAGAGATACCATCGAGTTCACGATTACCTTTACGAGAGAAAACATCTTTTACATATTCGATAGTCTCTAAATTGATTATTTCGTCTACCTGTTCGGGAAGTATTGCTCGCACAGTTTTCATGCCCATTTGTTGAGCTAGAAGCATGAACTCGTTATGTATCTCTTCTACTTTCATAATAACCAGTTATTATAATTTAAGTTTAGTTTCAAGTGCTCTTTTGTAGTCAGCATTTTCAGGATTACTGAAATAAGCTAATGCTTCTTTCATGTTAGCTCCAATGAATCCGCCTTCGGGAGTTAGAACAGTTTGGTTAACTTCCGAACGAACTAGTTCTCCTCTAGCGATAGCTTCTTCAATAAACGCTTGAAGTTCAACTTGTGAATTGTTAAACAGTTTGTTGAATTTCTCCGGCTCTTTAATTGCGAACTCGTCAAGAATCTTTTCTTGAATTGTACGGTCAAGTAACAAGTTAGACAATACATCTTGTTTGTTGCTTGCACAGTAGCATACAAAGATAGCTTTGAACTTAGCATCATTATCAATAGCATCAAGATAATTACGTCTTGCTTTGTTAGCCTGAATACGACTACGTTTCAAACGATTAGCTTCACGTTGTTCATCTTTTATATAGAACTTGATTCGAGAATCAAAACTAATAACAGATACGTCTTTAGCTACAATCGGATATAATAGGCAATGACGATATGCAAGATAATCATCTACTTTAATAGGATGTCCATATTTATAACGAGTAGATTCAAGAGCATTAATCTTATTGACATATCTAGCAATAGCATCTTTCAACTGTTTAGGATTAGACTTTTCAGCATTATCGTATTCTTCTACGATAGCTGTTTCATCTATCTTATAATCCAGATAATCTTTTTTCTTTCTCCATTGGAACGAACAGTTAAGTTTCTTTCCGTCACCATCAACTGGAATAGATATACTATTAAACCAACGTTGAACTCTAGTAACATACTCTTGTGCGTTAGGAGAACAACCAATAAGAGAAGGCATATAAGCTACCATTTCTTCATAGTTGCTAGTCAAGACTCTAGCTGAATTAATACTACCACCAATACTATCATGACGTTCAGCAATGTATCTAGCATTAACTTGACGATAAACAGAATTAATAGTAATATCAGTAGCAAGAGCTATTACAATATATCTTTCTTCAAGAAAGTCTTTGTCTAAACCATCTTCTTCTTTAAGAATTTGTTCATAGGTTTGTTTAGGAGCTTCGGGAGTTTTAGCCTGCGAAATACTTGCAGGCTGTGGATTTGGATTAGCTAGACTACTACCGAATGTACCGGTTTTTAGTGTTTGTCCTTCCATTATAATTTAGTTTAATTGTTTAACTTTAGAGTACACACTCCAACATGAACATCTTCTCTTGTCTGTCAACTTGCAGACCACGAGACATCTTAACTTCATATTGAGATTTATCAATATCCGTAGATATAGAATTGTTAGGAACAGAACCCCAAGACGGTGGAATAGGAGTAAGACCTTTCAATACACCAACAAGGTAAGACTGACCTTTCATACGTACCATACGGACATTACGATTTCCGTTATATACAGAGTTGTCAATGAACATCAGTTTGTGAGATGTCATAGGTAAACCAGTACGAGGATGAATAAGTCCATTAGCTTTTGCTGTTTCAGCAATAGGAGATTTATCCAAGAACGGAAGATGAACACAAGTAACAGTATGTCCGTCAATAGTCTTATATTTACGGAAGTATTTACCATAAGTAAGACCACCACCTTCTTCACCAATCATCTTTTCTCCAAGCGGAGTAATGAATCCTTCTGTCTTAACATCTTCACGAATAGCCATGTCGAAATCTTCGATACCACCTCTACCTGCATAGAGAGTAATCTCCATAGAACCAGTATCAGTATCTTTATCAACTACATCACCAATAGTTCTTTTTAACTTGCTAAGAGGCAAGTATTCGCCATAAGTATCGTAGTTTGATTCTTCTAGGATTTCAAACATTCCGGCAGTTTCAGGAATAGGTTGGTCATTATCCCAATCCTTCATATCAATACTACCATTAACAGTACGATTGTAACGAGATGTCCATAAGTCAATCTCATTAGAGATACGCATCTGAACATCGAACTGACGCATTTCTTCATTAATCCAACGAGTATCAGTACCACCGCCTTTTGTCTTGAAAGCATAACTAACAATAACATTACTAATGTTACCTGCAATTTCCTTGCTATAACGTTTGAATCCTAACTGGGATTTCATAACACCAGGACCCATAACATTAGTTTTGTTACCCTTAGAATAAGATTCAGGAATAGACGGAGCTAACATACACCAATACTTACCTTTCTCAAAGTTAGCTGGGTCAATATAAGCACTCTTATCTGGATTCTTTAGCTGCAAAGAATACAGATGTCCACCATGATTACCTGCACCGTGGTCACGCATTACACGAACAGCTGTCTTACCATCAGGAGCAAGCAAACCATACTGTTCAATAATAAGACCAGTAGCAAACTCAACTTTAATAGGTTTACCACCAATACCAGGAGTAGTATCACCAGCGTCAGCCCAAACAATGTAATCATTGAATCTCTGACGACCCATTGTCTTCCAAGTCCACTCAACAGTAGTAATGTCACGAACACCAGCAGCACCTTGTCCTTCGGTAAGGAAAGTTAGCGGGAATCGGTCATCTTCCATACCATAAGTGTAAGTCAGGAAGTTGTTGATTTCCTCCGGTTTTTGAATCATTAAGGCAGCAAGAGACTGTTCATTAGAATAACCTCTGTCATCATATCTACCTCTTTCGACTTCTCTTAATCTGTACATATTAGTTTTAATTTAGTTAGTTCAAGACTAGTTGGTCATTATCAACTGTCTTAGAATTATTACCTTTACTATTGATAATAACAGTCCTTTTACCAGTAGTTTGCGCTGCGGCAGTTCTAATAGATAGAACTTTTTGTTTATTAACAGCCATACCAACAAGACTAGCATAATCGCCACCAGTAAACCTTAGAAATGCTTTAAGTAAATCATCCTGCATACGAGCATCAGAATCAACTTTAGCTTCGTCTAACATATAGGCTGTATTACCTTCACTATCAACAGGAGTAGACACATACTTCAAGAAGTCTCTGCGACTAAGCATTACTTTCTTTCCATCTTTGTTACATTGGATTTGTTCAGGAATACTATAACCTAATAGTTCACCTTTGCTAATAGTCTTTTCTACATTATCCCAATATGCTTTTTCTTCGGCAGCAGCAGCAGCTTCTTTAGCTTCTACTTGTGCTTTCTGTTCAGCAAGTCGAGATTCATATATGCTATCAACAGCTTCTTTAGATTCAACGGCAGTATCATAAAGAATACCAGCGTTCTTACAATAGTCAATAAATTTGTTTACGTCTCCTTTCTTACCACTAAGTTTCCATTCTTCACGAATAAAAGTAGCTTGTTGTTCTTCGTTATCTTTACTAACAGTAATCTGACTTCTATCAGGTATTTCTACGAAGTCGTCAAGACTACCATTGAGTTTAAGATGATTAATAACTTGTTCTACTTGAGGATAAGTTTCAAATAAGTTATTAATAGCAGCAGCTTGAGCTTCCTTAACTCTACTCTGAACTACTGTTTCAACATAAGCAGCAATACCTTCTTCATTGTCATCGAATACGATAGGATTGCCGTTTTCATCTTTAAAGTCAGAACCGAAACGAGTTTGTAATTGGTTAAGAACACTTGGTTCAGAACCATTTTGAGCGATAAGTTCAGCAAGTTCAGTAGCGGTACGGAATACAGTTCCGTCAGCAGCAATAGCATTACCTTCGGCATCAATAGTATAATCCACACCGTCTACATTAACGGTGTCACCTTCTGATAACTGAACTTCCCCCATAGAAGAGGTTTGTTGCTGATTATCCCCTTGACCTTGCTGACCTTGCTGACCTTGATTTCCAGTATTACCATTACCGTTATCAGTATCAATATTAGTATCAGTATCAGGATTACCATTACCATTACCATTACCTTGTTGACCTTGTTGACCTTGTTGTCCAGCACCTTGTTGTCCCTGTCCAGTAGTATTACCGTTATTACCAGAGCCAGCACCTTGACCTGCACCACCAACAGTAGATATATCATCTATTTTGGTAGTACTTAAATCGAGAGAATCATTATTATTAAAAGTTGGCATAATAAATATGTTTTAATTATTACTTTCAAGTCCAAATGTAGTTTAATAATATGAGAAACACAACTCTTGCTAGTTTGAATACCTTGTTATTAGGTTTAGAAAAGCTCATATTTGAATTTAAGTAATATAAGAGTTGAATAGTATCGGCTAAAACGAACGTTCAATATAGGGCAAAATAATAAGCCATTTTAAGGCTTGCTACGGCATTTTAATGCTTTCTAATACAGTCCATCTCTTTAAGGGGGAAAATGCAATAGAGACAAAAGAAGTGCGGTCTACGTCAATCTTACGGGTACGAAAAACCCTACGGAAGCATCCGTAGGGCACGTCTGAATCATAGAGAAAGGTATATAGCTAATTACGACTTAGTGTTCACTTCTTACTAGAACTACTACTAGACTTTGGTTTATCATATTTGTTCTTATTCTCTTTAGCTATCTTTAGTTGATTATCTCTATCTAATGCAGCATTAATCATATCCAAGTCTTTAGCTCGTTTCTTCTCATTGAGTTCAGCTTGTTTTAAAGATAGTTCGGCAGAGTTATCTTGTAGTACAGTTTGTGCAGGCTGATTAGCTAAAGCAGCCATTGCAGCTTCCGTATCCATTCCTTTAGCAAGAAGGTCATAATAACCTTTGATTTCAGCAAGTCTAGCATCTTGTTCGCCTTTTGCAGCTATCTGTTCAAGAACAGCTTTATTCTTAGCATCTTCTAACTGTTGGTCTAGTTGACGAAGAGATTCTTCGTTTTTCTGACGAATCTCTTGATAACGATTAATAGCTAGTTTAAGACTGGATATATTACCGGAAGTAATAGCTGCAACAGCTGACATTAAATCTCCATTCTGACTAGCATTGAAAGCCCACTCTTTGAGTTGCTCGAACTTCTCTGTTTCTCTATCAGAGTTCTTAGCTTTAACTACATATTGTCCAAGAGTATGATTCTCTACATTAAGAGAAATATATTGCTTTCTATCTGACTTGTCATAATAGGAAGTATCTAATCCGTCAATCCAAGCTAGCTTAGAATTATTTAAGTCTACGATATATTCATCTTCACGGAACTTATCAAACATATAATTGATAATAACAGTTCCCATTGAACCACGAATAATTGCTTCTTCCGTAGTACCTTTACCAGCACTAGTAGCTATTTGTCCATAACGTTGTGGTGTCATATCTACCATTTCACGTGCACTGGCTTTAATAGATTCAATAAGATTAGATATTTCAGTAATATAACCAGAGATATTAGCATCGAGCATTTTAATAGATTGCGCTTTAGTGCTATTAATATCTTCTGCATCATCGTATGGAAATATACCTTCAGCAGCTATATTATATATAGCTTCTTCTGCATCTTCTCCAAATAGCGACTTAGCTGCAACAAGAATAAACATCTTATTCTTAGCTATCATCATTTCTCTATGATAAGAGAATATATTAATCAGTATTTGGAAAGGAGTAAGTATTTCTACAATAGAGAACTTTCCCATTTGAGGAAGAACTTCTTGAAGTCCACAATATTGCAATCTAGCATCATCATCTATTTGGAAAGGAATAGGTTTAGCACCACCTGGATATATACCGAAACGTTGTCCTCCAATACGATAACCTTCATATATCTGTGGTTTATATACAACAGATATTTCAATATGACCTAGTTCAGGATTAAATTCAAAGTCATCAGGAACAATCATTTCATCAACTAAACCTACTTCGTTAATATACTTTAGTATCTTAACTTGAGCATATCCTCTCCAATTAACATGCCATACTTCTAACAATTCTCCGTTCTTTAATCTTAAATCATAACCTTCTGACGGAAATATCTCACCAGTATCTTCTTTATAGTTCTTACACTTTTCAGGAAAATAATAAGTATAAGAATTAAGACTAAGAGTACGAGTAGCTCCAACAGTACTAGGATTATAATACTTAGTTATAAATTCTAGTTGTTCCTCTGTTAATTCATCAGAGAATTGGTCTATTACCTGATTATAACTCATTAACATTCTACGAGCTACAATATCATATTTAGATACCATTTGTTCTCCATTAGGAACAGGATACATATCAGTAGTAGGAACATATTCTTTAATTAGTTTCTTACCACGAACAGTATGGAAACTATAAACTTCCCCCGTAGTGATATAGTTGAAATATTCAACCGGAATTATTGTCTCATTGTTAAGAACATCATCAATAACTTCTAATAGTTGTTGTGCTTGTGCACTTATCTCATCTATATAATTATCAATAAAGTTCTTTTCAAACTCTTCTGCATCACCTGCAAGTTGTGCTGGGTCAACATCTTGTATTGGTTGTCCTTGAGCTTCTAGTTGAGCATTTTCGGCTTGTTGCTGTTGTACTCTCTTTTGAACTTCTTGTTGAAATGCTATCATAGCTCTCTTAACTATATCTTCCCGAATAGCTGCATCGCGAGCCATAATAATTTCAGGATTATTAGCACCAACAATAAATTCATGTTGAGACTTAACATATTCTGATAAATAACGACGAACTACATCATTAATAATATCAAGATTTCTTAGAGTAGCAGGAAACCTCTTAAAGTTCTCCTTAGTAGCATTATAAGGATTAAGTGTCTTACGATAAAACTCGTCAGGCATTTCTCCATGAAGTATTTCAAGAAGTTGTTCAGTCTTAGTTCTATCATTACAAGCTAGTCCAGCAGCAATACAATAATCTATTGTTCTGCCTGCCCAATACTCATCCTTTTCAGAATTAGGGATACGCTGTTTAGGCATATCCCCAAGTCTAACATTTAGCTTTGCATCAATCATAATAATTCGCTTAGTTTAATAAGTATATTAATGTACCAATCAATAGCACCCGTAGCTATTACTATAATAAGCATTAACACGAATCCTATCATTCCACCAAGCAATGTAGCTAAAATATCCAAGAAATCAAACTTGTTCCCGTACATTTTATCTTTAAACTCCATGCCTACGGCAAGACCTACTACTAACATTATTCCTAGCAATCCACATGGAATTGCATAGAGGAAATGTTTTAACCTGTTACTTTCTGTTAACCAACTCATAATTAATAACGTTTACGATTCCAAAAATTTTCTTTTTCTGTTTGAACTTTTTGTCTATGTTCAAGTTGCTTTTTAGCAAACTTATCGTTAGCTGCCCATTCAATACCTCTAACAATCATTTCTGATACACGGTCAAAGTTACCAGTATTAGACCATTTCTTTAACTCTAGTACCGACTGATAATCATATATAGTATGAAGAACAAGCATGTCACGTCCGTCTTCAAACTTCCCTATGGGGGAATACAACATTTCCTTCAACATACGCAGACCGTCAAGTTTCACTATCTCATTACTAATATCATAACCAATAGTATTAACCTTCTTACTATTAATATTAGTGTCCCAAAGATGAACAGGATGATAACCTAGATACTTAACAGCTTTCCACTTCTTAAAATTACTTACTGTTTCACCACGATTGATTTCAACATTAGTTGTACCAAGACAATTATAAGTAACTGCAAAGTAATAACATATTCTGTCTGCCTTTTCTAGTTCATCAGGACGACCATAATACACAGCACATAGTCTAGGACGATAACCATTATATATACAGGGATTCATCCATACTTTAATACTATTATGAGAATGTTTGTTAGTAAGCTCTTTCTTGTCTTTATCAATACCAACAGGGTCATAACTAATACTATATATCCCTGGAGGAGTACCTTTAGTTAACTGACCAGTTTTCTTATCTATATATTCAACTTTAATAGGATTAAACCATTTACGAATACAACCTTCGGGGTCTTCATTAGAATGACGAGGAACATTCTTAATATAATCAAAGAAATCTTTTCTATATACACCGCCAGTTGCAGCAATACGTTCATTAGGAATAAACTCAAAGTTATCAGAATCATATTCTACAAACTTACCGTCTATATAGAAATTATACTTATTAGACATCTTTAGCTCTTGTTCCCATTCATCTAGTATCTCACTACTAAATATATTCTCACTTACAGAACTAAATGATTCACTAGGCATATTAGCATATTGTCCACAATAACTAATAAACTTAGCAAATGATTTACTTTTAGCTTTTTCAATAGCACGTTCTTCTTCGGCTATCTGAAAACCTAAAGCTATATCAGAATTACCGTCATCATCAAGAGATGTAAGAGTAGCAATCTGATTATCATCACCAATCTTATAACCTTCAAGTCCCCAACAATAAGGTTTAAAATAACCACATACTTCCGGTCTACTATCTTTATCCCATACATTTTCAAATGCCATAAAGTTTCTACCTCTAGGGTCATAGAAGTTCTGTTCAAATGTAACCCAACCAGCATTAGCTTTACCAGCAGTACCCCAAGCATTAAGAAAACCAGTAGTAACAGAACCTGTCTTTAATGTAGGTTCAGTAACATCCATAAAATCATCAAAGTTTTCAAACTCTGACATTTCCTCACACTTAATTTCTCCTGCATCTTTACCAACAGCGGCAGAAGGATTATTCTTAGTAGATACAGATATACAAGCACTATTCCAACTGTTATCATCAATAATTGCTGTACTAGGGTCTTTATAACCTAATATAAAATCATTAGCATCAATCTTAGCTATACCTCTTACAAATGGTGTATTAGATTCATAGAAGATAATCTGTTTCTTCATAAAGTCTGATAAACCACCAGACTGAACTAAGAACTTGTTATCACTGGCTGCATGAATAACAGCACGATTAGGAGTAAGATTAATAAAGTTTGCAGAACCAATAGCTTCCATATAACTAAATCCACCACGACGAGTTTTATCATTTATAAGGAATAAACCATTATCTCGACAGAACTGTTTAATCAAGAAGTACCACCATTGACAATCTATGAATCGTGGAAATCCTCTTATCTTACGTCCAGTAACTTTACCTTCTTCAACACGAAGTGTTTTAGTATCTAGTTTAAGAATACGTCCATAATTAATAAAGTTATAATGTTCACCAGTAATATAAACCTCTTCTATCTCACCAGTTCTAGTATCCATAAGACAAGGAGCTTTAAAACCTACAAGTCTACGAAGAGTTTCTTGTTTACGAAAGTTAGTATAAGGCATACTATCTACTGCAAACTTAGTATAAACCCCATCTTTCTCATAAGCAATAGCAGCAGGACGAAGAAGCTCTGTATTAACAAATCTCTTATTTGGGTCAATATTCATTAAGAATCCTCCGCTTTCTCCTATTAAGAAATGGTCAAATGGGTCTTTATATCCACAGTCTTTAGCATGTTTATACTTCTTTCCTTTATCTTCTTCCATGTAATACATGAAAAATGGATATTCAGACAATTGCATAATCTATATAGTTATTTTAATAATACGACAACAAGAATAGCTAGCACACTTGTACTAGCTATAAATCCATTACGTTGTTTTTTATATCTCTTAGACTTCTTATACTCCTTATTAAGATTAGTAATAGCTTCATTACCTATTAACGTTATCCTTCTTATTTCTTCACGTTGCTTAGATATAACAGAATCCTGCAAGTAGCTATCTTGAACTTTTAATTCATATAACTTCTTGTAGGATTCGTATTGGTTTTTGTACTCTTCTGAAAGTATTAACTTAGCATTGGCTATTCTTAATACTTCTTTATCTAAGCTCCGCTTCGCTCCGCTATCCCCCATAAAGGAGTGTGATTGCTGTAAACTATCTACCTTCGTCTCTAGTCTCTTGATTCTTAACTCTGACTGGTTTTGACACAAGATATATGAAGCGTTCGAGGATAGCAATACTATCAGTATCACTAATCGCTTTATTAAATTCTTTCTCATACTGATTAGTATTATTAAGAGCATTGAGAATAGAATCTATTACTAGTTGTAAACTATCTCTCTTTGTTTCTATTTCCTGATATATAGTATCAGGAACGATAAGTGGGACTTCTACACATTCCTTATTTGAAACAAAATGGTTGAATACTCTAATTCCAATAAATAGTATAACTACTACTAATAACCCTATTCCAATGCTCTTTAGTTTCATATTATAATTTTTTATAAGACCATCTATATCCTTTAAATGTATATTTTAAGGGGTCTCTAGTAGAACTTGATATACCTCCCATAGAACATTTAAGTTCTTTAGCTGCATTAGTAAGACTACTAAAAGTTCTAATATATTTAAGAGATAAATCATATTGATGTATAGGTTTACTCATTGTAATAGAAGATTTTTTATAATGATTTCCATATTTATTATTATAAGCAACAGTACACCATTCAAGATTATCTATACTATTATTAGTTTTATTTTCATCTTTGTGATTAACGCAAGGATAATTATTAGGATTAGGAATAAAAACTTCAGCAACAAGTTTATGAACTCTTTTCTGAATATTCTTTTTATCTCTAAATAAACCTACAACTAAATAACCATCCTTTTCTTTAGTAGGATTTAAAAGTCCTCCTTTTATCTTATTATTAGGTACTCTTTGAATCCTACCTTTATTACTAATACGATAATCAGGAAAATCTTTTATTGGTTTCCATTCTTCTATCATAACATTAAATCCTTTTCTTCTAATAGTGTATAAGTAAATATACTTCCCCAAATAGGAATGGATAATTCAACTATATTCATAAGTTCTCTAAAATCAGTACCTCTTGCTAGAACCTGACAACCTGCCGACCAACCGTCAACAACAACACTAGCTTCACCTGCCTTATGAATATTAATTCCAAACATACCTTCCTCAATAGAAGATTCATCACAATCCATATAAAAATCCTTGTTAGCATCACGGAATACTTTAACAGGTTTATGTTGAACCAGAGCAGCATACTGTCCTTTATGATAACCTTTCTTAAAACAATCACGATATTGACCAGGAACTAGAATTGCACAACCTTTAATATTAACAGGTTTTTCAAGACTTTTAAATCCTGGGTCAGTAGTACAAGGATAAACAGGAGTATATCTTCTACCATTACCTGTCCAATAATCAATTATAAAAGCATCATTAAACTCATTATTATCACGTTCTTTAGCACGAACTCCAATAAGATTAAGATTATACTTTCCAGTAGAGAAATAAACATATCCTCTACTTTCTAATGTCTTTCGCCAATCAACTGTTCGACATTTATCTATTAACTTAATATTATATTTATTCATAACTTTAATTATTACACAAATAAATTCATTTGTTGTTTCTGACTTCCATTAACAGTTTGATAACGAATATTAAGCATAGTATCTATTTCAGGTTCTAACCTAGATATTTTATACCACTTAGCTGTTTCTGTCTTACTTTCATCAATATGAAAACCGTCTTTAAATCTTTGAGGTCTACCATATTGGTTAAGTATAAATGGAACTTCAATATGACAAAGAGCTAAACCTTTACATGGTAAACCAGTAATAAGATGAACCATTTTAGCATATAAGTTTAATTGTAAACTATATGTAGTTCCATTACAATTAGGAAGACCACCAAAAGGTGGAAGAAGAACATCTTCAGGTTTATGTACCCATTCATCTGTTTCTTGAACAGGTCTAACACTCTTATCTTTCTTATAATAACCTGCCTGAAATCTAAGACCAGTACGATTAGTTTTCCAATCTAGTATAACGAATCCGTCCTCTCTTATAGGCAATATATCAATAGTACCACTAACTAAATACTTCGGAAGAAAAGCTCCTATCTCTGAATAAATCTTATAATCTCTTTCAGTATAGAACTTAAATACTTTATATATTTCTGGGTATTTGTTTTCGGTATGGTCAATAAAAGCATCAACATCAAGAAGTTTAGTATGACTATCAACAACATCTAAATCAGCAACAGTAACCATTTGTTTACTCTCTTGCTTATTAAGATATTTAATAGCATTAAAGAACTTACTATTTTGACGAATACCTTCTTCAAAGCTATTATGATAAACATTACCCATATCACAAGCCTTGTCTCTTATCTTATCCCATTGATTCTTTATATCTTTAATAGAAGTATTTTCTTCTTTAGCTTTATATTTAGCCCAATAATTAGAATCGAACTTAGGAACATAAGAATGAATAATTGTAGTAGCACTAATATAAGAATTACCACAATTATCTGTATACTTATGAGTAGGTTCATCAAAGTATAACTTCGTTTGTTTATATTCAGATTTTACAGGTATCATTTTGTACTCTCGTATTTCCCCCGTAAAGGAGCGTTGACAATTGTATCACTTACTAATCCTAGCTCTCTCTTTTGAGCCTCTACTTGAGCTTCCAAATCACTAGCATCTTTTGCAGACATAGACATAGTAACAACCTTACCACCTCTAGCTTTCTTTTGCTCTATTTCAAGAGCAGCAGCTTGTTTAGCTTCACCTAAAGCCTTAATTTGATTAGGAATGATATTAATAATACCATTTAGTTTTGTTACTAAGTCAATAACTGGTAAAGCATCTTCGGCTTGTAAACCAGAGTTAAGTTTATTAGTAAGTTGTTCACTAATAATATTTGCTGCACGAGAACTATTATGAACAGCTCTAAGAATACTTTCAAGAGCTTCTCCTGCAACACCCATTTTATCCTCATGGTATCTATCAATAAGACGAAGAATAAGAGCATCAGGATTCCAATCAGCAGGAAGACCATAATTAGTCTTTGCAGAAGCTAATGCTTCAGAACGACTATATCCCATTTGATTAGGTGGAGATTTAGGGTCGGCTACATAAAAGATAACTCCGGCTTCTTTAATATACCGAAGTTTATCCTCACTATTATCACGAAGATATAATTCTCTTACATCTTTATCCTGTATCTGATAAATGTTAGGAGCATAGGGATAACCTTGCTCATTAACACTAATCATACCACTTAAATCCAATGGGGAAATCTTCGCAATCATAACCTTCTCTATTTAATAGATTAATATAGTAATCAGAATCATTAACTGGTTTCATCTTACTAAAGAAATACATATATAGTTTATAACCACGTTCATCTCTACCAAATTGTCTAAGTTTTCGTCCAGCTAGAACTTTATTAAGTCTAATTGTACGAGATATTATAGTAGTTCTACTTTTAAACCTACGACGTTGAACAACTCTAGACAATATAAGACCTCTTCTAAACTCTTTGTATTCTTCGGGAGTAAGCTCTTGCCTTTTCTCTTTCATTAAAGCATGATGCTCCATTGCATCAAGTTTACCTTCATTCGGAAAGAATGAACCGATACGAGGAATTGTAACTCTCCCCATAGTCTTAATTCTATTGACTACTTGACTTTCAATATCATCAACAATATCATTAATAATAAGAGCATCTTGGGGAGTGACACCTAATAGAGCAATAATATCAGCTCTATCAAGCATCAATTCTCTCTTCTCTTTTAAATCAATAGACGGCATCTATTATATTTGTAATAAGTTTGTAGCAACAATAAACTTTTGAGGTTTACCATTAGGAATAAGACCTTCAATAGTATTCTGTCCTTGAATATCAGAAAGACGAACAATCTTATAACCAACACAAACTACTGTTTCAGCAATAGTAGTAATCAATTTACCATTGTCACCTTTCTTTTCAATAGTCGCAGGACTTACCTCATTACCAAGTAAACTAATAACAGAACCAGTACTAACCTTACGGAATATCTCACCACGAGCAATACTTATATTTAAGTCTTGGTCACTACGAATAAATTCAGCAAGATTATAAGGAGTAAGTTCATTACTACGAGGATTGCAATCTATACCAGTAAATACATCAGAAGGAGCAACATATAAGAAACGATTGAGCAAAGCTCTATCTCCTTCTTTAACATCATCACTATAATTAGCTTTAACTAATATAAACCGAGTATTACCAGTGCCTTTTAAGTCAGGATTAATAATTTCACGAAGTTTAGCAGTCTGAATAATAGCAACAATACCAAAATGCTTGAAAGGAGTAATATTCTTAACTCTTTCAGAAACATATTGGAAATCAATTTCTGCCATGTGTTGAGGAACTAGGAAAGTCTCTCCTTTAGTTTTGTTCTCTAAGTGTAGCATAATTACTTTAATTAGATTATTAATACCATTAATTAAGTTGACTAACATTACTGACTGTAATATAACCGTCAGTCATTAATAGCACAAGTATACGAATAATATCTATATCATCAATATCTAACTAGTTAAAAAACCTTTAGAATTGTATTCTCCGTATAATTTCACTTTCATTCACACTAGTTTACAATTATATACAACCTAGCAATCCTAATACTAAGCTAAAATATCAACTAATTCTTACCATTCTATTTTTACAACTCTGTTGCTAAATCTTCAAACTATTCGACAGAATAGGAGAAAGGGCTTACACAATAAGACCTGATAATACAATTAATACCATATAATATAGATAAGTCTAATTAAGGACTTAAATACAATAGTAAAACTTATAGGAATCATAGGCATTAATAAAATAGGATAGTTCTTCTGTAAGAAGAATTAGACTACTAACAACAATAGACAGTAGGAAACTTAAAGGACTTAAAAGAAGAATTAGACTTAATACAAAGTCTTATTAGCGAGCTTAGGACTAGTACTATAATATATAATACAATTGTTATGATTAGCGAGCTTAGGAGAAGTATTAGAACTACTACTATAAAACTTATTAGAATGGCTATTCCCCGGAGAAATATATTTTTTATGAATATATTTTTATCGAGGTGAACCTCCTACCCTGATATCCCCCTACTCTCAAACCAATTCCAATACCCCCGTCAAGACCAAATGACTTTAAACATATTGCTATTGATTATTAATTACTAAAATTATAAAGATTATGAAGATTACTAATGATGCAAATACTACCATTATTGGCAGTAATACAACTGTTGTTATACCTAACAGTGATAGTATTGTTGTTGTTGCTTGTAACAATGGTTTCAGTTATAGAATCAGCAAAGAGTGTTACGTTGCTCTTGAAGAACTGTTCAAAGAACAAATTGGTAAGATTGAATCTAATAAACCTATCATTGTTAAAGAGTAATGGTGTTCTTGGTATTATTGCTAGTAGCAGTAGTTATGACTACTGCTACTTATCTATCTATTGTTAATAGACAGAAGAGAGATTGGAGAAAATACGGTCGTGCAGGTGAAACCTACGACAAGTTTTGTTCACGTTATTATACTAGATACGTATGAGACAGGAAATGTTAGCGTTCGTAAGAGAACGCATACAATGGTTAGTTGATAACCGTGTTAGGCACAATGTTAGTGCTCATGATTTTGCTTGTGAGATTACTAATTTACATAGCTTATTAGTATGAGTACTCGTGATAAGATTAAAGTGGTACACTTGGCATTAAGTATGCTAGGTGTGCCAGTATTCATACATCTAAGTTACATTAAATTGTATGATAACCATGTGAATACTTTCTTAATACTATTGGTTGTACTAGTATTGATACTAGACATAAATAATATAGTAAAAGAACTATTGGAATAGTCAAACCAAATGACTATAAACATATTGCAGTTACTATCAAACCAAATGACTATAAACATATTGCCATTGTGTGTGTGGTTAGGATGCACATTGGTTAAACAGTTGCTAACCGATTTATAACATTTAATTTATTTGTATTATGGGAACAAGAGTTAATAATGCAGCTAGAAAAGCTGCCGAAGAAGCTAAAGCTAACGCTAATGATGCTAACGCTAATGATGCTAACG